GCCATGCTCAGCGAACGGGTCGATGACTGGGCTCCACTCGATACGTCTGATTCCTACGTCTGAAGCTCGTGACCTGCGTAACCAAGATGACTATGACGACTGGGAAGTTGGCCTAGAGCCCATACCGGGGGATACGCACTGGGTCAGGGTCCGCACTTTGACCCAGCTTTACCGCCACCTCATCTACGTGTTCGCTACCAGCGACACCATCAACTCAACCCGTTTAGCCCAGCTGGCGATCCACGAGATTCTCAAGTTGAGACTCACGGATCTCACCCGGATACGCCAGCAAGATCCCAACTACTTCGCATGACTGACTGGTACGCCGACTACTACCGCCAATCCAGGGGGTACAACGACAACGATATGCGCGAGCTGCGCAGCTTCAAACGCAAGCCATCCACTGAAGTGCCGGACGTGTTCAAGCACAGGTTTGCTGACCCAGCTGAGTACGATGCTTGGGTCGAAGAGCGCCGTCGTCTCTACTTCGGCTGAAATTGATCCAATCCCGAATGACTGAAAATTCAATGGTGCCGTTTTACCGCTCCTACTTGCTGGGCGGTAAAACGATTTACCTCGACAAGCTGTCCGAGTTGCCCGACAACGAGCTCAACCTCCTCAACATCGAAACGATGGCCTCACTGGAGGAAGCTCGTCGGGACTACGACGGCCTGGAAAACAAGCAGTCCGAAGAGGCTGGTTCTGTCTATCGCCGCTTGAAGGTGGCTGGTTATTTCCAAGCTGCCATCAAGCTGGAGCTCCAAACCTGAGGCTCCTCTACTACACTGCACCCGTTCTTACCTATGAACATGTACATCCTCTCTGCAGCGCAGTTCGATCAGATCATCAAAGCTCTGGACGACGCACGCTTTGCCCTGGATACGTGCCAGCACGTTGAGCTGGATATCACTGATCCAAAGAAGACCATCGCGCTGCCCGCTACCAACAAAGTAAGCAAAGCGCCCAAGTCTCAAAGTAAGACTCGTAAGTCCAGCCGCAAGGGCAGGCGTGGTGTGGCGGTGTTGACTGAGCCCAAGGTGCTGGAGATTAAGCGCCAGTTGGCTGCTGGTGGTAAGTCTGTGGCCGCTATTGCTCGTGAGTTCGGCGTTCACATCACCACCATTAACTGCATTAAGTGGGGCAAGACCTGGAAAAATGTCACGCTTCAGCAGCCCGCACCTGTTGTGGTGGCTGATTGATGGCGATCCTCTGTGATCACGAGATCTTCAACCTGGCTAAGCGTGGACTGGTAACACCGTTCCATCAGGAGCTGGTGAATCCAGCGAGTCTCGATGTGAGACTCGGCGAGAACCTTCTAGTAGAGGAGCCAAAGGTTCCTGCCTTACTTCCTTACAGCATTGCTGGGTACTCGCAGGAAAATCCGTTCATGCTCCAGCCGCATGAGTTCGTGCTCGCGGAAACGATGGAGGAGTTCAAGCTGCCTGACTGTGTTGCCGGGCAGCTCGCTCTCAAATCGTCTCGTGCTAGGGAGGGGATTGAGCATCTTCTTGCCGGGTATATCGATCCCGGTTATGAGGGTCGTTTAACTCTCGAACTACAAAACGCTAGAGCAATGCACCCCGTTGCACTCTGGCCTGGTATGCGTATCGCACAGATTGTGTTCCACAAGATGTCGATGCTTCCGGGCAAAAGTTATGCACTGACGGGGCGCTACCAAAACGACACTGCTGTTCAGGCTTCTAAAGGATGACCACAAAAGTTTTTCGCTCCGATTCTGTGCGGGAGCGTTTTTGGCGCTACACATACAGACGCCAAGACCATCAGTGCTGGCCTTGGACCGGATCACTGATGGTTAGAGGTGGTTACGGCCAGTTAAACGACAAAGGGCGCTTACTTAAAGCGCACAGATTATCTTGGGAGTTACATTTTGGAGTGATTCCAGATGATCTGCTGATTAGACATATGTGCCATAACCCTAAATGCTGTAATCCCAGTCATTTACTACCTGGCACAATAAAAGACAATCATTTAGATATGCAAAAAGCCAACCGTATGTACGTGCCGGAAGCGCGTCCAGGAGAACGCAATTGTCAAGCTATTTTAACTGAGGATGATGTGCGCTTTATCCGTCAGTCGGATATGCGTGGCGTCGATCTAGCAAAGCGCTTTAACGTTACAAAGTCTCTTATCTCTAGAGTCCGTTTAGGTAAAGCATGGAAACACATTCTGTGAACATGGTCTGCTCCCCGCCGCATTACACGGCGGGGAAGATTGAGGTAATTGAGGTGCTGGAGGATTGGGTGTCTCATGCACCTGATGCTCGCGTTGGGTCACTCCAGTGGCAGTGCCTCAAATACCTCAGTCGTATGTGGCTGAAAAAGGATCCGCTGGAAGATGCGATGAAATGTCGCTGGTATCTGAACCGCCTGATCAACACACTGGCTACTGAACCTTATAAGTGATCGCACCAAACGCTTTCAAACGCGGCGAAGAAAACATCGCCGCAATCCTGACACCTGAACTTGTACAAAAAATGCGCAAACTACAGGCCGAAGGCTGGTCCTATCGGAAACTTGCTGATGAGTTTGATGTTGATCCAAAACATGCTTGGCGCATCTGTAAAAAGATTGCTTGGAGCTGGGTGGACTGATGCGTTGCGCCAACTGTGATTACGAAAAGATTGATGTGGAGCGCACTTGCCACGACACGGCTGAGTCGATTCTCCGCAAAAGAAAGTGCTCCAAGTGTGGGCACGCCGTTTTTACCGTTGAAGTAGAGCTGCCGCAGGGTGCTGCAATGCACTCGCGTAAACACCTGCTTCGGCGCTTACCTGGATTTTTACGTGTTCATTTCTCGTGATGGCTGTTTCAATTAACAGTCGGTTGTGCCAGAGCTGTGGTGTGCCGACAACAAATCCACTGCTGTGCATGAAGTGTTATCGCACCAGTCCTGCAGGGCGGCAGGAGGAAAAGCTGGAGCGGATGCGCCGCAACTACAAGCCCCAAGAAGATGGGGGGCCATGCAGAAATTGCATACATTGGAAACGGCGGTGTCTGATCGGGTTTCCCGAGGGTGGGACACTCGCGGCGGCTGTGCTTTGCTCCGCTAGGGAGGTTGACAGCGTGCTAGAGTAGTAGGGTACACGCCCTACCAGGCATGGAAATCCTCCAAGGCATCGAGCATCTTCACACGCTTGATGGCGCAAGTTTCGTTGCGTTTGATGTTGAGACCACTGGGCTTCAGCCGAAGTTCGGTGGTCTTCGCCTTTTGCAGTTAGCCACCTTTGGCAAGATTCCTGTAGTGCTTGACTGCTGGAACTTCAGTGATGAGGATTGGATCACGCTTGAGGAGTTCTGTGACGTCCCAAGGCAGTGGTTGGCACACAACGCGGTGTTTGATCTTGGGTGGTTGCAGGAGCACGAAATTTATCCGAAAGGTCGTGTTTACTGTTCGATGCTGGCCAGCCGAATCCTTACCAACGGGCTGCCAAATATGAAGCATGGGCTCCAGCAGGTTGCGCATCGGTATTTGAAAGTGGCTATCTCAAAGGAAGAGCAAAACAGTGATTGGTCGGGCGATTTGCGTTTTGAACAGATTGCCTACGCAGCCCAAGACGTACTGGTGCTGACGCTGTTGTGGGAACAAATAACCAAGAGGATGGCGACCGGCGCGTTAATGCCCGCGTGGGAACTTGAGTGCAAGGCGCTTCCGGCAATGGCGCAGCTGTGGCGTACCGGGTTGCCATTCAATAAGAAAATGCTAAAGCAGCTAATTGAAGACCTTGATATTGAAAATGTAGAGGTTGGTGAGAAGTTCATCGAGAATTTCGATGCAGCGCTTCCGCCAGAACACAGGCTGTGCCGGGGGCTTGATGGAAAGTTGTTGTACCAGACAAAGCCAGGACCAAAAGGTAAAAAACCCGATCCTAATGTTTTTAATTTGAACAGTCCCTTACAGCTGCTTAAAAAGTTCACTGCTTTGCTTGGTGAGCCTCCGATGGATATGAAGCGCGGTGAACCCAGCGCTAGTAAATCTGCACTTCAAGAATATGTGGGTGATCATAAGGTTGTGGCGGAGTATTTGCGGTGGAAAAGAGTAGAGAAAAGGCGGCAAATGGCTGAAACTCTGCTGAAAAATATTCACCCGGATGGTTTTATTCGTGCCAGTTATTTGCAGCTTGGTGCTGATACTGGACGCATGAGTTGCATGAGTCCCAATCTGCAACAAGTACCTAGGGATCCGCGTTTTCGTTGCTGTGTGCAGGCGCCAGCAGGTTGGAAATTGGTTGTAGCGGATTATGGGCAGATGGAGCTGCGGCTTGCGGCGGCAGAAGCACAGGATCCTTTAATGACTGAGGTGTTCCAGCAGGGCAAAGATCTGCATACGATTACAGCGACGCAAATTTACGGGGTCAGAGAGGAAGATGTTACAAAGGAGCAACGTCAAGTTAGTAAATCAGCCAACTTCGGTTTGTTATATGGAAGCGGTGCAAAAGGACTCAGAAACTATGCAGCAGCGATGGGAATCCAGATGGATATTGATGAAGCGGCGGAAGTCAGGAAAAAGTTCCACGCTGCTTATGAAGGCATCTCCGCATGGCAGCGCAAAAATGCTGCAGCTGCTGATGCGGCTAAGGACAATCCATCTATCCGCATACGCGAATCGGGCCTGCGGAGGTTTTTACCGGGTGAGAACAACAAGCTCACAACCCGCTGCAATACCCCCATCCAAGGAGCTGGTGCCGCAGTCCTCAAACTTACGCTCGGCAAACTGTGGCCGCTACTCCACGCCGACGGGGAGGACGTGGTGCGTTTGGCCGGCGTGGTGCATGACGAAATCATCCTGCTCGTAAAGGAAGAACATGCCGAAACATGGGCGCTCCAGTTGCAGACCGTGATGGAGGAAGCTGAAGCTCGTTGGTTAGGTGAGATTCCGCCGCTTGCCGAAGCTAAGGTCGGAGATAGCTGGCAGGAAGCGAAGTGAGTCCCTTAGTCGAATACCGGGTCACTATGTGGCCCCTTCATGGTCCGACGCACAACATCTACCTAGAAGCTCCAGATGCCTACACGGCTCGGGAGTATGCGCTGCGGATGTGCCCGGACCAGAAGGTGATCGGTATTCGGCGGATTGAGGATCTCAAGAAAGACGGGCTGGCATGAGTCGGCCCAAGACTGGTCGTGAACTGGTGCTCGACTGGTTAAATCGGGAAATTCGTGCGGCACGAACGGCAGATCTGCAGCGGGCTGCCGCTTTTTTGGAATGGGCGCGGGCTATTAGGAAAGGCTGTTCCAAGCAGAGGGGTGGGGCGCGGGTGGCGCAGGCCAATGCTTGGCGGAAAAAAGTGGATGAGGATGTGCGCTGGTAGGACTACTGTGTCTCATTGTGCTACTGTGTAGCAGATTAGACCGCAGCACATGCCGCTGAACCACGGGAACAAGTACTACTGCCAGCTGCTGCTTGACCCACACCGGTACAAGTTGGCCGAGCAGCTTGCCCTGGCGGAAAACAAGAAGGTGACTGCGCTGTTGCGGGAAATGGTTTATGCGGCGCTTGAGAAGGCATTGCCGGCTTCGGAATACAAGGCTGCTCAGGCTGCTGATGAAGCTGCGTGGCGAGAGTCGGTGAAGCGGCGGGTTGAGGGAAGGATGCGCTCCAAGCAAGAAGGGTCAGTATCAAAAAGCGACACATGAGACTCAGCCGATTGTCGTTACAGTCTGTCCGTTGCTAGGAAAGTGCACTAGAGTCACACAGTACACGCAAAGGGGCAATGACCCGCTATGTCGTCATGGTCGAGGATCGCTGGGTTACGGCGGTTTACGGCCCTGGTAAAGGAATTGGCTTCACCGCATCCAAGGAGGATGCATCCTCGTGGGTCACGTATGAACGCGCTGTCGCTGCGGCGCGAACTGTTGCTCAGTGCACTAACAGCCCTGTTGCTGTTCATAGCGTCGATGAACCCGCCTATCCCCGGTCATGGAAGTAGTACCGTTCCAGGAACAGCAGGACCCGGAGCTGCGGCTCGGTGAGGGTCGTTCGCGCACCAGTTCGGAAAAAGCTCAGCTGTTCGAGCTGAAGATCTGGTTGCCAGGGCAGGGTGCTATGCGGGATTTGGTGCGGGCTGAGTCGCTCCAGCAGGCGATTGAGTTTGCCCAAAACCGTTACCCGAATTGCAAGGTTGAGGTGCCGAATACGGCGGCGAAAAAACCTAAGCTGGCTCGTGCCAAAAATGGGCCGCGTGAAACGGCCCGTAGGCGTCTCAAACTCGTGGAGAAAAGGAATGAGCCAGCAGATCGCTGATTGGGCACGTCAATCGTGGGGTGAGGTCATCGTCGATCAAAATCGCGTTGACCTCCTCGATAAGCTCTACTTCTGGGATGGGCGGGACAAAAAAGACCACCCTATGCACAGCACCTACACCGGGCTGTACGAGAAGTACACCGCCAACTAGGCGGAGTCTCGGTCCATCCCAAATTGTTCGGCCAGGTTATCCGCTGCTTCGCGGATAGCCCAGGCCGCTTTTGTGCGTTCCAGCTGGTGGAGCGTGTTCAGTACCAAGGCGGCTTCTAGTAGGCCGCGATAATCCTGCTTGTTGAACAGGTCAACGAGCCACTTGTCTTGGGCGGCCTTGTGGAAGCAAGACTCGGTGGTGTGTTCGATGGGGCGCATGGCTAACCTTTGCGGATTCGCATGAACCAGCCGGTGTCGTTGCCTTCGATAAGCCAGCGAGGCAGCCAGTTCTTTCTGGAGTAGGGAGTACCCGCTCCACCTTTGTTGCTGACGTAACCGCCGCTGACTAAATTCGCCTCGCCGAATGGGTCGTTGTGGATGAAGTGCGTTGGTGTATATCCCACCACGACGGTCCAATGGCCTGTACCACTCGGATTAGAAACAGGTCCTTTATGTAGCCAACCAACTGGAACCGGATGGCCGTTGGCGATTTCGTTTTCCAAGTCTTCGACCGTGCCATCCATTTCAAAGGTGGCGGTTAGTCCCAGTGCTTTCAGTGCTGCGATTTGTGCTTTGGGGTCGGTGGTATCTCCAAAGCGGGCGCGGATTTTGTTGTACTCGTAGTCGCCAGAGATCTTGCCGTAATACCTTGCCACCATTGCGCAGCTGGAGCTGAAGCACTGGCGATACCCGGTAGGGCCGTCATCAGATCCAAGCTGGTATTCGTAAGGAACTTTTAGTACTTTTTGATTTGGTGGAATGATAGGTTTGCTGCCTGCGTGTTGCTCCATCAGCTGGATTAATTTGCCTGGATAATTTGGATCCGTTGCATATTTTTCTTTGTACAGCCACTTAGCTGCCTCTTCGCGGGTAGCCGCGTTGTTGCAACCTTTGTAGTTTTTGTAGTCTTTGTACCAGTGATCTACAAGGTAGATAACGCAGGACAATAAATCCGGGAAATCAATGAAGCTGTCGGTGATTGTTACCCATTGGCCGTTGATAAATTCTTGGGTTTTTTTGTCGCTACCTTCACCTTTTAAGCCGAAAAAATTGTTTCTGCCAGATACTAATTTGCCGTAATTTGATTCGAGTGCCCATTGAGCAGCTACAAGTTCTGGGAATTTAGCGCCAGCAACTCGGGCGGCTTCAAGTATCCCTTCCCAGCTGTTGGGAAACTGGGTTTGTTTGCCGGCGACACTCCACGTTTTGAACCAGCCCTGATCGCGGCCAAGGATGTGGGGGTTGGCTTTGTTGATTGCTTGCTCCAGCTCGGTGATTGCCGCCATTTGATGGGGCAACCCTTTGTAGTAGCGGAACAGGTCAATCAGGCGGATCTTGTTTGTGGGCATTGGACCAGGGGGCGTGGATGCTCATGGCGCCACCCAGAAGGCGGCTGTCGCCGGTTTGTAGCTGTTCATCAATTTCGTGGTGAACGATCACAGGTTCTGGATCGGTCGGTTGTGTGGCGTGCCACTCCGCTTCTGCTTTGTCGAGCTTGCCGGGGAGCATGGTCTCAAACCACCACTCCCGTGCGGCTTGCTCCCAAGTTTTGCCTAGAGCTTTTTTCCCTTGATGGCGCGAAGGGCGTGGAACACCAGCTGGATGATGCTGTTGTCCTTAAGAGGAGATAGGGCGATCAGCTCGGAAGCTGCCGCTACGCAAATCCAGAAAGCTGGATGCTGGATAAAGTCCATGTGAAATAGGAACCCTGCAGGAAGTTTAGCTGTACTAGACAAGAGTTCCGCCCCACGTAATAGTTTCTACGGCTACATTCCAGGTAGCCACTGCTCGGTATGGACCATCGCATTGAAGATGGCGAATACTTAAATAAGAAGGAAGCAAAGGCAAGGTTTAGGCAATCAATCCTTAACCACTGGAATAATTCCTGCGCTTATTGCGGTGAAGATCTGGGGCGTTCTGCAACGCTGGATCATGTGCACCCAAAGTTTCGTGGGGGCCATACGCACCAGCAGAATTTGGTGGCTTGCTGCTTTGCCTGCAATATCTCGAAGTCGGCGGAGGATTGGCTGGAGTGGTACAGGGACCAGCCGTTTTGGGAGCCGCATCGGGAAGATGCGATCATCGCGTGGATTACTGGGGGTCTTGTTGCTTAGGGTCCCAACCCATGCCTTCGAGATACATCACTGCGATGTAGTGGTCTTCGGCGTAGCGGCAGATGCTGTCTTTGCAGGCGCGGTAGTACAGCTCGCCGCGTTCGTTTTCCAGCTGGTCCAGTCTGTAGCCGTTGCCGTAGTCGGTGGTGTGTACGACGCTCATTAGCTTTTGGCTTCCAATTTTGTTACACGTTGCTCGACTACATTTAAACGTGTGAAGGTCTCTTTTCGGTCTTCCTTAATGTCCGTGTGCAGTACCTCAAGTTGCGTGGCGATGTGTTCCACTGCACTTGTAAGCCGGATTACAGCATCGCGGGCCTCATCGCTACGCCGGCTAAAGCCCATAGCGCCCATTGCCGCCACGGAAATTGATGCGCCAGCAATGGCGGCTACAACTTCAATCATGGCGGCAACAGCTACCTAATAAGGTTAGCGACCCTGACCGCGCAGTTTTTTCTTCCCACGACGAGCGGGGCGGCTGTGCTGGCCATAACCCTGGCTAGTGGTCTTGGGGCGTCCGGCTTTGTGTTCGACACGTCCCAGTGCAGTTTTGCTTTTGACGGCCATCAGTTAGGGCTCGGTATTGGCTGCGCCCACGGTAAGCCAGATGCTGTTGTTTGCTGCAGTTCTATTTCAGCTTCTAGGTCAGCTTCAATATCTGCAACTGGTGCGGTTTGTTTGATCCAAGACAGCACAAGAGATTGGGTTAGTTCTTCATACGGGATCAGCGTGTCAGGGCGTTGAAAACTGATACTGCCCGAAGTACTTGTTTTGTATTGCAGGTCTTCTGTTTCAGCCATGACGTTGTAATGGGCAGTAAAAACGTACCCGTCCGCAAGTTTGCGATCCAGGCTGTTTACTGCCCAAGTAAAAGTGATTGTCATGCTTCTGCTTCGGGTTCAAACCATGTGTTGTAGTCAGCGCTGGTGATGTAGGCGGCCAGCTCAGCAGTGTCGGTAGTGGCTTCGATGGCAGCCACTTTGATGCCGCACTTTTCACGCACCAGTTGGCGGTATGCCTTGACTTCAAGCGGGACTTCAGCGCCGTTATCGGCTTCGCGGATAACCATCCAGTCAGTGTCACGCAGCAGCGCGTTGGCATTCATCCGGCAATAATTGCAGTACAAGGCCACAAGCTCTGCGTGATCCTTAGGGATCAACTTGCCTTGATCGTCATAACCCCAATAGAACTGCTGGTCATACCAAGGTGGCGTTGGTAGTGGTCCCTCCAACCCAATGGCATCGCGTTCCTCTTGGGTACTGAATTTGATCCAGTTGTTTGGGTACTGGATTTCATCCCAAGTGAACGCCATGTCGTCGCTCACGAGTTTGCCGTTGGGCAGTTTGTAGGTAGCCATAACAGATCAGGGGTTGGATTGGGCGCGGGCGTTCTTGAAGTTGGCGCCCGTTGTGCTGACTGAATAGGTATTGCTGCCAGCAGTGTTGTAACTGCCGCTGCTTGTGCGCACCTTAAAGCCATTTGATAGCTTGTCTGCGTGCGTCGCAAACGTGACGGCATTGCCGTTGATAGTCATCGCTGTTGGCACACCATTTAGATAGACGAAGGGGCCATCTGTGTTTGCATTGCCAGTGAAGGCACCGCTAGTCGTGATCGTACCCGTGGGCAGGTTTGCCGTGCAGAGCGCCTTGAAGCCGCTGGGCGCGGTGTAGGCAAAGGGCCGTTGGCCGAAATTGATTCTTACCGTTTTTGATGTCGTTCCGTTGTTGTTAAAATAAGGGAAGTACGGACCACTGGTAAGCCCTGTTGCAAGCGAGGTAAATGTTGATCCATCAGTGGTGTAATCAAGAGCGCCGGTATCCGCATTAAACCGAAATCCATAAACATTACTATTTGTAGCAAAACTGTAAAGAGACGATGCGGAGGTTCCATATACACCAGCCCTTGTTTGAGTTGTGCCTGCGCTTGATACCGCTTCCCAATACCAACTGCCGCTGGTGACGCCAATAGTGCCAATGGCATTTTGACCTGTCGTAGCAGTGGTGTACTCCAGATTACCGTTAGACAAAGGTGCAGTCGTAACGGTGCTGAGAGGATTGAGCGTGCAGTAATTTCCCCTGACCTCACCGCCTACGCCAGTGTCAGTGCCGTAATTTGTGGGACTATCTATGAGCGAATCATTGCCAGCACCAGCCGTAACGCTCAAATTGTTAGGCGTCCAGTTGTTGCCGTTGCCGGAGCTATCAGCACCAAGCGTTGCAGCAGTGGCGGCAGAGTTATCGCTGAAGTCCAGGTGGAAACCGTTGGTGCCGTAGGTGCCGGTATAAGCGATGGGTTGCCAGATGCCGTTATCGTCGAACTCACCGAAGCTGGTGGGGTCTAATGCTTGGCCGTCGATTAGGAAGCAATCGGCTAGATAGCCGTTAATAAAGCGGTCGTTGTCATAAGCTCGACCACTGATCTGATGCAGTTGGGTTGAGTTGATGGCCGTTATCTGGTCTAAAGCAGGATTCAAGCGGGTTCCAGTAACTTCTTCTCCATTGATCCAAACCTTGAGTCTTTCGGCTGCTGTGCTGTTCCCTGTGTCAATAGCAACAACAATATGATACCAAGCAGAAAGATCTCGATATACACTGCTTGATGTTAAATACCATATAAAGCTAAATCCTGCTACCTCAAATTGATCAGTGCTGGTAAATCTGATAAATGCTACAGTAGTGGCATTGTTATCGCCGACAGAGGCCTTTCTAGTATCAAAAATATGTTGTTCACCTAACGCACTCCGCTTTACCCACCCAGCCCAAGTCCAAGTCTTACGATTGCCAGCAGATGCTGGGGTTCTTGATAAATACGCCGAGTCTGCCGAATTAAATCGCACGGAACGTGATATCTGATAGCCGCCCGCTGCTGCACTGTTTAGTAGCAGCGTATTAGCGTTTCCTGGGATGCTCATCAGTTTGCGGGCTCGTTGATCAGGACAGCAGTGATGCGAGTCGTCGTGTCGGCGTAATAGACCAGTGTGCTTACGGCGCCAGTGGTTGTGCCCAACGTAGGTGCTCCATCTTGGAAAAACCAGTAGTTGCCGTAAGCCAGTGTTCGAGCGGTGCTGTCCTGTGTGATCGTAATAGCACCAGACTGACCGGCTACAATGTTGGTCGGGTTAGCCAACGTGGTGTTTTGATTCAAGGCAAGGCTGAAGTTATTGCTGACTGCAAAGTCAGGCGTAACAGTCGCGCCAGGCGTCAAGGCCGTAACCGCACCACGCTGGGCTGCTGTAAATGATTGCGTGGTATCTAGTTTTGCGGTGTCGGCGTCATACGCCTGAACTGTTGAGCCAATATCAGTGTCTACCAAGACGTTACTGCCGCCGTTCTGGAGAGTCCCGGTGAAATTGGCAGTGGCGGCGTCGTACTTGGCAGTATCTGCGTCATAGCCCTGAACTGTGACGCCAATGTCCGAGCTGGTAAGCGCTCCAGGGAAGGTCTGGGTGCCGGCAAAAGTAATGTCGCCAGTCATGGTGCCGCCAGACTTCGGCAGCGCTGCGTTGGCTAGGTCGTAGGCAGATTTGACCGAGTTCGGGGTTGCCGCTTTGGTCGTGCTGGTGCTGCTGGTGGAATCCTCAAGCTGAACAGCGCCTTTCTGTGTGGTGGTGCCGTCTTGGATGCTGATGTCGGGAGTCGCGCCACCTGTGCTGGCCAGCGGGCTTGTAGCAGTGACGCTGGTAACACCAGGATCAGAGGCGACGGTGATCGCACCATCTGCATTGGTAATAGTGACGTTTGCGCCAGCAGTAAGCGTGTTTTTTGCAAGCGTGCCGTCTGTCTTGCCGATCAGTAGTTGGCCATTTGTGTAGCTGGTTTGACCAGTGCCGCCGTCTGCTGTAGCAAGTGTTCCAGTGATGCTTGATGCGCCAAGGTCAACAGCAAGCTCGGTGCTTTCAATGACCAAGCCGCCGTTGGCTTTTAGGTCAAGATCTACCGTGATCGAACCATCAGCGTTGGTAACGTCAATGCCGTTTCCAGGCGTGAGAGTCGTCTTCGCCAGCGTTCCGTCAGTCTTGCCGATTAGCAGCTGACCATCGGTATAAATTGTCTGCCCGGTGCCACCAAAGCCAGTCGCAATCGTTGTGCCGTTCCAAGTGCCAGTGCCGATGGTGCCAACACTGGTCAGGCTTGAAGAAACAACTGTGCTGCCGAGGCTCGTGCCGTCGATTACTTTGGTGCCGTTGACCTTATAGTTTTTGCCGCTAGCGAGGTCAATGTTTTCGCTGCTGGTCCAGCTATCAGTGGCGTTAACCCAATTAAATGTCTTATCGGTTGCGCCCTTAAGTGTTAAACCGCCACCGTCCGCTGTTGTATCAGAGGGCGTGGATACAGCGCCCATTTCAATGTTTTTATCTTCAACAATAAGCGTCTGAGTATCTATAGTTGTAGTAGTTCCTGTGACAGATAAATTACCGAAAATATCTAAGTCACCGTTAAGTGTAATATCGTTTGATAGCAGATCAGTGATCTTGCCTTGAAGTTGAGCTGCATCAACAACTTTTCCTGCAGTGCCGTTGGTGATATCGGCGGAAGAGGCTAATCGGACTGTGCCAAAGACCGTAGTCGTAGCGACTGGGATGGTAACGGCATCAACCCAAGTCGCGCTCGAATCCTTGTAAACCTTTAGGACCGCAACGGCTGCACTGGTATTAAGCCAGAGATCACCGGCGCTTGGGTTGCTGGGAGCTGTAGTGCTGACCCAGACGTTGTTTAGTTTGCGGACATTGCCGTCAGTATCTTTGCAGGTCAGGAATGGACCGTCAGCGTTGTAGTTGAGCGCTAGCTCGCCTACTGCCAAGTCGCTGGCAAAGGGTTGTTTTTGGCTGACGGAGCTCTTCTTGAGCTGGATCTGCAAAGACATGGCTATGGAGCCGAGGGATACCGAACATTGGTCGGCGTTCCAAGTCTAACGACTTAGCTAGTCTCAAACAGGAATTTGCCCAGCACGTTGCCGAGAGACTCTGCAAGACTTACAAAACTTAAATTTGCTTGAACACCCTGGAAAAAATTCAAATTATAGATAGCTCCATTCGTTGTTTTTGCGTGATCTACTAGCTCTTGAAACGTGACAAGATTTGGAAACACACCAGAAGCAGCTGCAGTAGCGGTAACATTTGCTACGGGTACATCTGTTCTGTAGTTAATTGTTGACCCGTTAATGTATATCGCTGTTCCTATAGTGTTTGTCGTGTAAACAAATCCTGTAAGCAATCCGGCTGGCACAGGATTTGGACCCGCTGGCTCTGAAATAGCGATGGTTACAGAATGAACGCCCACGTATCTATAAGGATAAACAGGAGTCAGATCAAAAGGAGTCACACTCGCATTGCTTTGTTCATCCGAGCTTGAAATAATGATCTTCGTGTTTGCCGGCAAGTAATCCCTGTTTGAATTTGCTAGTATGTTTGTTGATAAACGCATGTCTTCTGTCAAACTATTAGTCAGATTCGCATTAAGTGTCGGCAAACTAACTGCAGACGCCAACACCTCGGAACCAGTCGCCCATCGCCTAGAAACACCACTTGAGGTTACAAATCTCTCGATTTCCTGAAGACTGTCGTACTGAGGTGGAATGCCGCCTCCTGTTGCAAAGCTGTATCTATTCGGAGAAAGTATGCCAATGCCTTGACTAATAAGTTCGTTTTCAAGTGCTACGCAAGTAGAAATAGACGAAACAAATGCGGCAAACGGCACCATGGAACCAGACAGGTCAGTCGTAAAAGTTACGTCAAGACCTGGGGGACGCTTAGTGCGAGCTTTTGCGCCAAAAAATACGGGTACTGAATTGCCAGCCATATCAAGCGATCCTCGTAGCGGTGTAGATGACGGTGTTAGCTGCGGCGATGTAGTAGCCGATCAGCAAGTTGCCAGTAAGGCCAGTAGTGTTTGTGGTTGGATCGACCCACGTATTCACTGCAGGCTTCCAGTTGGCGTTGTCGATTCCGGTTTGTGCCACTCCTGTTGAGTTGGTCACAAAGATAAAACCAGAAGTGCCGATATAACCAGTTGTAGTTGGAGCACCCAGCGCCAAAGTGGTAGATGTACCGCTTTTGGTAAAGGTGAAGTTGGCGCTTAGATCGAAATTAGTGTTGCCGCTGACCCAAGCAACTGGATTAGTCAGCAGCTTATTGGCGGGTAGCGTTGGGATCTTCGCTAGCTCCAGCACCGGCAATTTGGCGTTGGTTAGCGTCGGGATCTTGTCTAACGGGATCGTTGGTAGCTGAGCTGTAGGCAGTAACGCGCTGCCATCCAGTGTTGCTAAACCGTTCGCTGCTGCTCGCAGTGCAGCAAGGTTGCTTGGCACCAGTGCGCGGGTTGTGTCGCTATACGCTGCAGCTTCCGTATTGGTTGCGATCTCAATAATGCCCTTTTGCGTCGTAGAAGCAGTAGGCAGATTTTCGTTGGGGATACTCGGAAGTTGAGCAGTTGGAAGTTTGCCTGTACCATCCAGCGAAGCTAAACCGTTGGCTGCTCCACGAACATCACCAAGTGTTGCCGGTGTGACGGCTTTATCGATGTCGTTAAAGGCTGCCACTTCAGAGGTGGTGGCGAGTTCGATAATGCCCTGCTCAGTGGCACTAGCTATAGGCAGGAAGTTTGGCGCAAATACAGGAGAACCATCAAGCGTGCCATTGATTGTGATGTTGTTGAAGTTGGCTTGCTGAAGCGCATTAAATTCGTCTGTAACCGTTAGCGTGTCGAAGCTGGTTGGCACCACCGGGAAATCCGGGTCGCCGTTTAACGCACCAAGGCCGGCTGTCTCGGTAGTGACGATGGTGTTTGTGCCAAGGTCGTTGATGGTGTCGCCTTGGACAATCAAGCCGTCTTCGTTGAAGCCGGTGTTATACACCCGACCGCCGAAGTAATTGACGGCGAAGTAATCGACCTTGTGCTGATCGCTAAGTACCGTGACTTGGTACTTCGGCATTGCCTTGGAGTAGTTACCCTGACCAGCCCATTCGTAGGCTTGACCGAAAGCACGAATCAAGCTTGGGCGGTTGAACTCCAGTGGCCAGAAGCCGCGAGCAGTAAATTTGCCGCTAGGTGTGGGGCTGGTCAGAGCAGAGGGATCCCAGTCGCGAGTAGTCGTCGAGTTTTGGAGCTGCAGAATTGCAGCCACATCATTGGCGCTGTAGCCAACTGCCTCCATAAATTCGCTGACACCTTGATAATCCGTTGCGCTTTGCACTTGCGCCAACACATCAGGATCTGTCGTCTGATTGATGCCTAGATCAGTGCTATCGGGATCGTTTGAAAGATCCTTGTCAATAAGTAGCTCGGGACCAATCGCAATACGCAACGATTCAACACCACGCTGATTGGTCAGCATCGGCAAACTTTCTTCCCACTGGTCGTTTGAAAAGCTCTGAAACTCTTGGTTGCGCTTAGACCGGAAAATACGGTTGGCGTTAAATACAGGCGTACCAACGCGGTAATACTTGTTGGCTGCAAAAGCGCCAGCGGAATCGCCGGGTCTTACGACAACTTCAAATCGATTGCCAGAAACTCCAGTGCCGTCGCTGTGTACTCGCGCTTCGGAAACAATGAAAAGTTCGCCAGGGTTGTTGGTCGGGTCAAGCTGAGCAGCAGTTGATGCGCGATTACCCAGTCGCATAATGAAGTTACCGACCGGGCGACGAGCCTCGCCGCTGTTAGAAGTTTCAATAATGAAAGAGTATTTACGCTCGTCGGGAGTGCGTGTATCGACCAAACGGCGAATGAAAACGCGGTTACCTTCCAGTACCCCTGGGTCAACAGTTGTGATGTTGTTAATGGCGGGATCGGAACTGGGGTTTACGTTGATTAGCGTCGGAGAATCTTCGTCAAAGGGATTGGCAGCGAGTTTTGCTCGGACGTTAATTGCAACCGATGCGTTTTTGTCGCCAGGTACGAATCCGGGGCCGGTGTCGCGGCTGCGGTTTTCAATCCAGATGTAGTCATCCTCTTTAAGGCTGTAGCCGAAACGCCCGAAGGTTGAAAGAGGATCGAAGGCACTGTTTAGAGTGATTACACCAGTTGAGCTGTTGTAGCTCGCAACGGTGCCAATCGTAATTTGACGGATGTTGCTGCCGTCGGTACGAACTTTCAACGCACGACGAATCAGCTTGCCAAGGAAGCCGGTGTCCTGCGGATAAGCTCCACCTGCTGTACCAATCCCTCGGAAGCCTGAAGACAGCAGTGCGGTCAGACCGAAGTTTGAGTTGGAGTTAGTGATGGTGCATTCGCCGCCGCTGGCAGTCCAGTGGTGGATGGCATCACCAATAACGAAGCAGGAAACTTCTTGGATGATGGAGTCATTGATGCACTTAAAACCGAAGCTGCGGTAATCAACTTGGTAACAACCTGTGTTTTGGTTGATCTCGCCACCGATGCGATAACGAACGTCGTTAATATCTGAGGCGATATAAGCCTCATAACTTGCAGGGATGTTCCAGGTGCTGCCGTTGTAGATCTCCCATGCGTTCATGTCCTTTTGAAGGGACACATTGGTGAACTGCGCCACCACCATGGATTTGAAACCTGTTACCTTGCTGCCATCAAGGAACATGCCGCACATTCCATAGTCGGAACGAAGCGAACAGTTGAAGACGTAAGGTGAGCTGCCCTTGGTGGAATCAACGGCGGGAACAGCGCCAGCGTCTGGATAAATCGTGGTGATCTGAGTTTCCCCAGGATTGATAATTTCAATGTTTGATGGGTTAAGGCCAAATGCTGTGGCAACTTTTGCGTAATACGCTGTCAGTTCAGCTTCGGAGCAGAACTCAAACGCAGACAACAAGTGGTGCGAAGTTGTAATGTTGTTTGCATCTTTGAAGGTAAAGTTAAAGAAGAATGAGCCGCCGGTTGCCTTGAAGATGGCGCCACGGCCAGTGGATGGATTGAGGTTTGCCGCTGGAACAGTCGTGGGGCGGATTACGGACTTACGCAGATCCTCGCCAATAATCGAAACACCACGAGGCAGAATTACACCGAGGGTGCTGCTGTTAAATGCTCGAAGGTTGTCGCTTGTTGGGGAAAACGAGCTACCCCAAGAGCTGACCGTTTCGTCACCGGCAACAGCGTTGTCAATAATGTGTTCGCCTGGCGATACATTGATCACCACACGGTCGTACAAATCGTTCGATGCACCAGCGACAATCGACAGCCGGGCAGCTTCGATCAGGGCACGCTGCAGTGTTTTGAACGGCGAGTTCTTGGAATAACCAGCGGTGATCTGCTGGTTGGTAAGTGCGGGGGTTACGGTGTTATCTGCAATTCCAGCTTCCCAGCGGTCGCTACCAATCTCGGGATCCACGTAAAGCGTCGTGGTTGTAATGCTGTTGCTAGCACCACCAGCGAAGCGACGGGTAGCGGTAGCGATAGCGGCGATCTGCTCGCGGAAACCAGCCTGACTGATATTTATGTCGCTGATCGATCCCGATGTGCCAGGAAGCAAAATTTCCGCCACGATACGCCCTTGGAATTGCTCTTAGTTTACTGACCCTGCCTCAGTTCTATCGCACCAGTCGTGACAAACTGTGCTGTCCCAACAATGACGTCGTTATTACGGGTGTTGATTGCCGTGTTGGTGACTAGAATATCACACTTGTAGTACAGGTCGCCTGGCGCCAGCTTGCCGACAGTATTTTTGCGGTCTGTGATCATAAAGAAAGCGGCTTCGGCTTTCGCTCCCCTTTCGGTCAGCAGCAGTAGCTGCATCAAAGCCGTCGAGTCGTAAAGGTCTTCGTCTGTGCGGCGCTCCACGAAGAAATCAAACGTGCCGCCGCCGCTGACGACAGACTTTACCGATTCCCCAAACTTGGCGCCTACAGCAGTTGTATCGATGTTGTCGCCGTTCAACTCAATGCTCCATTCCCTAACTTCGCCTTGGACAAACCAAGGCAATCCGCCGATTAAACGGCGTGGCGCTAGTTCTGCGTCATCGTATTCGGCAGTGCCAGCGACAGGTTCGAGATACTTCGGGAAGAAATCGCAAATGCTTTTCAGCGTTACTTCGTCTGTTACATCGCTAAGCCTGTATTCACCAGCGGCTGCAACACACTCAGCCACAGCATTGTTGTAATCTTCCGTGCCGGCTGCTGCAATAACTACGAAGCCGAAGTCAAGCTGCTTGAGATCAATTTTGGCGCTTTGTGTCCCGGCGAGGGCTGCGGCGCGTGTTTGGTAAAAGCTAATGCGCCCCAGTTGATCTCGATAAATAAAATATGTCGCTGTATTTACAGGTGTGCCCCTGTTGTAGAAAAACACTGTGTCGTCGGCACTGACGTAGTATTCGTCGTCATCGTCAGTTACGTGCGTGCGATTAGGGCCTAAGTCCCAAACGGAACCGAAGTAACAGCCGACGCCATCAGGCAGCGTGTCGGTTGACAGCGGCAAACCCCTTGGGGTTATTAGGTAAACTTCATCGCCATTCCAAAATTCACTGCTGCTTACTTGTAATGTACCGATGTCGGACCTTAGTCCTGATACAGGGACAACAATGGGCTCCGGTGCTTCCCGGCGAAAGCGGACATACCCTTCGTAACCGAGAACAGCCATGGCTTAGAAACCGCCGCTGATTGCACCAGTTACCTGAAAAGATACTGAACAAACTTGAATATCACCGACGGTGACGCTTGGAGACACACTTGTTAAAAATGCCGTACAACTTAAGCTTTTGCCTCCGGCTGTATCAAGCACAAAACTTACAGAGGTTGAGGCTTCATTTTCATTGCCAAAGATACTGTTCAGCAAATTCCTGCTTTGCGTTTCACTAGGGTCATACATGAGGTCTGCAGTACCAGTAGACCCGCGTAGTCCGGTCACGTAAGTCCGATCATGTACGCCCAAGTTTGTAGTTTCCAATGCGTCTTTATTAATCGTCAACGACCACGACCGCACTTTGCCGACGGCTGTCCCGTTCCAGCGCAGCGAGCCGTTTTTACCTGTAAGGACAGCCACGAATTGATCCAAGCTATGCCCAGCTTAGCTAGGCGTCGCGTGTTGCCTCAAGTCGTACTCGAACGCTGCTAATGCCAGGCTTGACTCTTTGGACTTGAGGTGGTTCGGCAAAATGCCAAATCAACCCATCCCCACCGTCAGACAAGTAAGCCGTCAAGGCAGCATCGGCTCCAGTGAAAACAGCGGATGGGACGGTCACGCTATCGAGCGGACCACGGGCATCGTTCCAAGCATCGAAAAACTGGACTGCTACAGAATCAAGCAGATTGTCAAAGCTCAAACTGAGCACAGATCGCGAGCCGCGGTTTCCGAATAAACGACGTGTAACCACACCGCCCAGTGAAGTCTGGGCACGCACCGGAAATTCGGGTGCGGTGAAGTCCAATCCAGTTGGTGTGACTGCTGGGAAAGTAGCCATGGTTATTCCGTTACCCAGTTGGAATCGGTGCTCCACTCAGAGTAAAGCTCCAGTGTGCCGTCGGACAGTAACGGCGAATGGACGGCTTCAATTTCGTAGCCGTCATCGCTGGGCTGGATTGAGTCGATCCGGTAAGTGCGGGTAACGATCTCGGAAGTTTTGACCGTAAACACCACGCCTGCTGGTGATGCTGTTGTGCCGTTGTTGCTAACAGTCAAGGTGCCATCCACCACTTCGGCGTTTTGCTCGCCGGTCCAATACACGACGGAATACGAGCCATCGGACAGGTTGGTGGAAGAAACCAACTTTCCGTCGCCAGTTACGGCGCCGTTGATGAACTGGTTGTAGAAGGTGTAATCAAGCGCCACCTTGATAAAGTCGCCAGGTGCCAGTGAGCTGGTTAGTGCTTCGTAAGTTGTCGTAATACGGACGGTGTGATCAGCGAGACGCCGTGCCGCAATGATGTAACGGGCTGCCTTCAGTGCATGATTTTCACTGGTGCAAAAATCGGATACATCGACGCTTTCAATCTCGCCTTCACCCCAAGTCTTGTGATAAGTGAACCGCTCTTGGGGTTCTGGGAATAGACCGTATTCGGGATCGGAGCTGGCAGAAGGCGCATCACCGCCGTAGCGTTCAGTCCGATACTTAACCGAGATCGAAATCGGCTGGCGTTGCTCGGCTTCGACTGTGCGGAGCTCCATGCTGATGGCGTTGCCTGCTGTAAACAAGCCACGAATTTCGGGCTTTTCTGGGATGGCTAGCTCCAAGTAAAAGACGCCGCCGCGCTCGATCAGCAACAAGCAATGCGCTGCTGCGGTGTCCGCTGCCCACTGGCGCCAATTGGTGTTGTTGAGTTTGGGACCGTCGTAGAAGAAATGGTTGTCGAAGCAGAACTGAGCAGCAGCGGCAAAAGATGCGGTATCGATTTGCTCGAGGCTGATTTCATTGCCGACGCCATACCGGGTGTTCAGCATGAAGTCGTACAGGATTTCGGGGAAAAGATGGCTGGCTTGGAAACCACCGCTAAATGTGTTTACCTTGATGCCTTCAGTGATATACGCCGAGAACTGCGAAAACTGGGACCACTCTTGGGTTGCCTTAGCGTTGATACCTACTAGGCACAAATTGTCGTACTGGGGAACTGCATCGTTAGGTTGGATGACGTTGACGTAAGTGATCTCATGCTCCGGGCCAGATGAGCAGCTGGTCGTAATTTCGTCATACACAAAAAATTCAGCTGCTCTGGCGTATTCGTCTATGTAGGTTCCATCGTTATTTGAGCCATAAGTTCCCTCGGTCCAGCTGATGCCGATCTCACGCTTGGGACGCAAATTCTGAATATCGAACATTTCCGAGCTGCTGAACCCGGACATGAAGCTGCCCTTAGTAATTACAGTTCCAAAAGCAAAGGGAATGGCCACATAGTTATTGTCGCGGTCTGCATCAAGCAGAACAATATCTAGCGTTTGGTTGCGAATCTCCCAACTAGATACGGGCTCAAGTCGTACTTCCCAGCTCGCATCTCCACTCAGTGCAAAGCGAAGAAAATTGAAAACTGGTGTTTCCTTTGCACTGCCTACTGCAAAAACAGTGTTGCCTGTTGTCGCAAAAGCAACGGAGTCGCTGGGATCACTCCTAAGGGATACACGGAAAAAGCTATAGCGCTTTTCTGGTGAGGTAACGGTTCCAGATGTAAATACTGCGTTGGTTAAGTTGTCTTCGATGCTTTCGCCATCTAAAGCGTCAGCAGCCTTGAAATTGATGGCACGATAGCCGGGAACACTATCAGGGGGCTGCTCAACATTTTCTGTTTCAGTGACTGTATAAGTGAGAGTGGTGGTTCCACCGCCAGAAAGCGGCAATGTTGTGCTAACTGTGTTGCCCTCTGTGTAGCCAGTACCTCCAGAGATAATTGATGATGCTGTGATAAGACCACCGGAAATTGTGTAAGAAAGCTGCAGTCCACTACCTGTACCGCCAGTAAGTGTTCGCGTGTAAGTGCCGTTAACAATCGTGGGGTCGTAATCACCTACGCCCGAAAGAGCTGTAACAACTCCGAAGACAAAAGTTACAATCTCGCTTGGTACATCTGCGAAGTTGCACATGCCTTGGATTTGCATGGCGACTGTGCTGCGGATACCAATTTCAAAAAATCGTGTGCGACGGTTAAGGCTTATGCCTCCCAGGGCGCAGCGGAATAGTTGCGGAAATGCCGAAGCGGTGTAATACCGTTCTCCAATATCTCCATCCGCGTAATTAGTGCCAACGGTGTCGTACAGCCAAGGTTTTGATGCACGGTTAGGGCCGTCTTCTGCTGGATACAGTTTGTTTGTAGCTGGTACATCAAAAAATCTTGTGTCGACTAAAAATTGACCGGCAACTCCAACCCTGCCTTCACGCACAACGCGGAAAGTACAGAATAAACTTTCACCTGGGGCGCCTACGTCTTCAGGAGACAATGCCCCTTCATCTCCTAATGCATCTAAGCTGTAATCCGCCTCACTAATAAATACAGGGCTGCGCGATACCAAAATCGCAAGACAAGAGCCGACTTTATACAGCTCGCCTTCTTGCAGAGCAGCGTCGTATTGCTTTTGGCGACCGGCTACTGCCTGTCCAACACTTACTAGGCTTTCTTCACCGTCTTGCGACCCCTGCCTGTTATCGCTGTTGCGTTGGTTTACGCGGATGACAGGATTTTTGCGTTGGTTGCGTACAGCATCCGATTTGGAGCTGAGCATGTATTCAAAGGTGTCGCCAACCTGTAAATCGACCAAACTGCCTTGGCCACCTCCGCGTGAGGTAGAAATAATCCCGGATTTACTGCTGTAGCAATACTTATATTTCCAAGCCTCTGCTACAGCCTGCGCATCATCTACAGCGTCGTACTCATCGTCATTTGCTTGCAGCTGGCGTAGCGGTCGAATCCTTGGGTTGATTCTGTAGCCAAGACCGTTAGCGATAGGGGAATACAGGCCGAACGATGTTGAGGTGCTTGGCTTGTACGCGCCACAGAAATAAGGAACGGCATTGTCAGTGCCAATGTCAACCTGAAAAATATCTGCCGAGTAAATGCCTTGCGAACCAATGTCGTTTTGGGAGCCAGACAAATAGTTGCCGATGGCCATGCGACCACCGTTTGCTACTGAGTAAATAGCGATTCGTTGTAAGTTGCCGTCGAACGAGTAGGCGCCAAGCGTGTTGTTGCCGATGGCAAAGCTTTTGGGCTGGATTCTGCCGATTTCGCCTTCAGATACAAGGAAGACAGCACGCAACATCTGGTTGCCGCCAAGTGACCATATCTGGCTCCAGAGCAGTGGGGTGTTGACGCGGGTGCCGCCGTACCACTGCCCGTTTAGAAATTCGCGCTTTGTGTAAACCAGTGGTATTGGGTCACCAAGTGGTGCGACATCTTGTACGGCTTCAAAACCGTAAGTTGGTGCAAAGGATGACGGGACTTGGAGTGTGTCGCCTTGACGCTGGCGGGTGGTTAGACGGCCTCGATCTTGGGTTTGGGGTTTGGGAACAAGTAAAGATGAAAGGATCGTTAGACCAATCCCAATTACGAGATTGACCAACAAAGTGGCCACTGAAATTTCAATACCTGCAACAACAGCAGGTTGTGGTCCTTCTGCAGCGCGGCGTTGGATTTCCGCCTTGTACCAGCGCATCTCATCTTCGGTCAGCCCCAGTAGCTGTGCGATGTAGCGGTCTTGGGGCAGAAGGGGTGCGCTCATTTCCAGTCGTACCAGTCGAACTTGCGGAGGATATTGCTAGGCAACCAACGGACGCCGCGCTTGTGGCTGACGTGCAGTAAGCCGCCGTCGATCATCACTGCTGTTCCAATCTGATCGGGCGTCTCAAACACTGTAAACGCGCCATCGCGGGGAGTCTGCACTGGCACTAAATGCGGCAAGATCAGCTTGTGGATGTCTTCAAATGCTTCGGCTTTTGACAGCAAAATCAGCGTCGCCACGTCCAGGGCATTGGGTGCCGGCAGGTTGAGGTACTCGCGGATGCGCGTGACCATAAGCAGGCAATCGCAGCCCTCGTCACATGTCGGGTCGTCACCAGTGACGTGTTTTTTGCCGATCCACTTCTGCCAGGTCATGAGATTACGAGTGTTCCAGAGCTTGGGACGCTACCGACAAGGTTGCGGGATAAGAAACGCCCTGGACCCTGCCTAGTCGCATCGCCTGGACCACGCAACACAAAGGTCAGGATTTCTTGGTCGTGGCTAAAACTGCCGACGACCCAGAGCTCACGCGAAATCGTTGCTGCCTCGCTCAGCGAGCTGATGTTGATCTCCCGCGTCGTGACTTCGGCTAAGTAACGGTTGTCGGCGGCTTCCTTGGCGTAGTTGACCGAGATCGTGTTCAAAGGCACCACCAAGTTGCCTTGGGAGCGTTCGCCTGCAGTCTGGCCAGCGCCTTGTCCGTAGCCGAACGGCAGGAAATCGCTGGGGCGATCCACGAAAAAGTTCTGCCACAGCGGGCTAGTCGTGGCAAAGGTCTCGCGGTTGCGGAACTGCAGGTAATTGACGGTTGCGACTGACATCAGCTCATTCCTACACGCTTGCGGGTTTTGACGCTGTTCTGCAGGGCGCCGATTGCCAGCTCACGGCCACGCAGGGCGGATTGAGTTGCCAAGCGTTCAGCCTGATCGCGGGTCACATACTCCACATTATTGATCACTTGGGATTCGTATTTCACATTCAGGTAGCCGGGCTCGCTGGTCATTTTTTCGAGGCGCTCGCGTTCGTAGCGGCGTTCCAGTGCCGTTTGCTGACTCATGATCTGCATCCGGTTTTCCTGGAACCGCTCGCTTTCGCGGATGGCGGCGCGGGTTGCCACCGTTCCATCAGACGGTTCGTCGGCTGCGGATTCGACGGAGCCGCCGACTTTTGTGGTCAGCGAATCCAAGAAGGCGCGGTTTTCGGCTACAGCACCACCGAGCACGCCTTCGCCGCGAGCGCCTGTTGCGTACCGCGCCATGGCCGAGCCCATCTTGCTGGCTGGAATCACGTACTCCGGTTCGCCACCTTCGCCGATTAGTGCGCGGGTGGGTCCGGTAACAAAACCGCCTTCGGCAAAGAAGCTTGTGCCTCCAAAAGCTGCAGGATTAAAGCCGGCTTGGCCTGCACCAAACACCGAAGCGCCGGATACAGGGCCTGCGCCGCTAAACGAGAACCCCCCACCAAGCCCGCTAGTTAAAGAGCTAACAATAGTGAAGAACAACTTTTGAGCCAGAACTTGTGTAGCCATATCGATAAACGCTTTACCGATGTTCTCGAACATGCGGCCAAAAGCTTCGGCGACTGTTGTAGTGCCAGTAATAATGCCGCTAATAGAGTCGCTAAATGCGCGAGATACTTCGTCGGCAATAAACCCGTACTTTGCGTAAATTTGCTGCTGGCGCAAAAGTTGTTGTTCCAGTTGATCGCGTACTTGTAGTTCAGCTGTAAGCTGCGTCAACTGATCCTGCTGAATTGCTAATGCTTGTTTGCTTGCATTTAATTGGTCCTCGGTAAGAAGACCGGGCGTTTTTTCAGCCGCAGTAATAGTCTGCTGCGTAGTTTGAATTTCTTCTTGTAGCGGTTTAAGTTCGTTTATTCGCCGCGTGTACTGGTCCAGCAGCTGTAGTTCACGTTCTAGTTGCTCTCCACCGAACGGGAACTGTAATTGAGTTTGCAGTGTCTCAATCTCTGTCTGGCCAGCAACACGGCGCTGATTATTTTGGAACTGCAGTTGACGCAGCGATATTGCCTGCTCCAGTTGGGCGCGTTCTTTTTGTACGTCTAGCTGCTGCTTAAGATAATCTGCTTCTCGCTTTAAGTTACCTAGTCTATTTGCATAAATAGCTTCGATAACTTGCTGATTGGCGGCATAATCTTCTGAGACTCTTGCGGATTCGAGCTCGTTCAGGATAATACCTTCTTGGATTGCTGTACGGCGCTCCAAAAGAATTAGGCTCTTCTCGTAGCCAGCGATTGGACCTTTGAGCAGATCCACTCCTTGTTCAAAAATTCTGTATTCGTCTAATGTTGTTTGTGCTAGCTGGTTCTGTAGTTGTAGGCGTTGTTGGTAAGCTCGAATAGCATCTTGGTTAGCTTTTTCGGCAGCTTTGGCGGCTTGGGCCTCAATTTCCCGGATCTTACCGGCTAATTGAAGATTCGCTTGTTTGATGAGTAGTTGATTACGTTCTGCGTCGTAAGCTTTTCCGATCCAAGAATTTTTAATTTCTAAAAGCTTATTCTCGTATTCCTGTTGGGCTACTCGTTTAGCAGCGGCAACGTAGCTTTGGCCGTCCATTTCCAAGGACATGCCGGCAAGGGTAAGCTTTTGCCCTTCCAGCTGAACTTGGGCGGCAAGTTCTTGTGTTTGCGCTTTTGCTTGAAGTTCGGGTGTTTGATCTATAGATGTGCCCGGACGCTGGATATTTGCTCTACCAGCAAAACTCTGGTACAGCTGCGAAACCTGTTGACGTTTTTGTGCCTCATTAAAGAGATTTGCGCCTTGAAGGATACGCTGCTCTTCACGTTGAAGCGTTGTTCTGTCTTCAGGAGATAAACCTTGAAGTATGTCGGCCTGCTGAGCGGCTTGCCTATTTACTTGGTTGCCTACAGCAATTACGCCAGAAAGCCACGTAAGTATGTCGGCAAGCGGTCCTGCTACTGCGGCTTGCGCCTGCAAAGAAAATTCTGCAAGAGCTTTGTTAAGTTTGTCGCTGGCCGCTCCAGCGTTTTGTAGGTCTTGGACGCCTTGAACGCCGATCTTTTTGATTAACTCATCTTGGATTACTGTTGCGGCTTCTGTAACGCGACCGGCCTCAATTAGACGTTCGATGTACTGCTTTTGGCTTCTGCTGGCTAACAAACCGGCATCAGCAATTTTTTGAAAATTAGTGATTGGATCTTGGAGGGCTTTGCCGGAATCAATAGCGGCTTTTGTAAATTGATCCAGCACTGTGCCTAACGCAGTGCCGACCAAAGACAAGCCAAAGCCGAACTGACCACCGGCAAAACCGCCAGCTGCGCCACCAAGACCGCCGCCCAAGGCTGCGCCGGCTCCCTGACCAAATAGCAAGGGGAAAGCACCGCCAATTACAGCGTTGCTTAGTGCTTCTCTGCGGCGTGCTGCTGTCTCACGACCCTCTGTAACTCGGCGCTGGCGGTCTGCGCGTAGAGAGGCTGGATCAAGTACGCCAGAAGCTACGCGCTGTTCTGCACGGAACTGTTCCAGTAATAATTTGTTTCTTTCTTTAGCAAGCTGTATAGACCTTTCATCTAGTTTATTTTGCTCTTGTTGTACCTCACTAATTTGTTTTGACTGCTTAAATATAGATGCTTCAATTTGAAGCCTGCTACGGCCTGCTTTTTCTAAAGCTTGCTGAGCAAGAGCTTGTGTATTAAGGCGTTCTCTGAATTGAGGCGCTGCTGTTTCAGTCCGCCCACCTGGGAACAATTCACCTCTTACTGGAACTTGACCCAGTGAGTATTGTCCTCCCCTTTCAAAAGCAAGAATTTCTGCACTTCTTTGTCGAGCAATTTCTGCGCTACGGCGGTTTTCTTGGAACTCCTGCAGACGTGTGCGCAGTTGAGACTGCGTACCTAAAGCCCCGGCTTTGCTTGTGCGTGAAACACGTTCTAAGTTTGAAGCCCATTGTTTTGTTTGGGCTGCTACCTGCTCTGCAATTTTTGCATATTCGGCTAGTTCAGCGTTTATCTGACTTTGCAGCTGTAAATCTTTCCGCTGCTGCACCTCACGGGACTTCAGTAATGCGACGCGCCTAGCTACTTCTGTATCTCTTACGTCTTGAGGTTGTAGCCCCTGTGCTTGACGAATTAAATCGTTAATTGCTTTCTGTTCTTTACGTTGTTCTCTTTGTACGGCTACTAATTGTTGCGCAGCAGTTACAGCCTCATCTGTAGAAGAAAGAAACTCTCCGCTTTGTTTTACCGCATCTTTTAGCTGGGCATTAAGTTGATTTAATGTACTACCTGAAATTAACTCTTGGAACGAGGCGTTTGTGGCATCTATTTCAAGCTTAAGCTGACCAAATTTGTTTACTGCATCTGCAATTTTTTCTGTGGTTTGTTTACCTATAGCATTATCTACAGCTGCGCCAAGGCCCGTTACAGCCGCAGAAGCTTTAAGGACTTGTGGCGCAAAAGCCAGCGCGGCTACAGCTGCTATGCCGAAAGCGTTAGGTATCTGACCTACTTGATTAAGTATGTCTGTTATTACGGCTGGAATACCGCCTAAAGCCCCATTTACTGTTGCTCCAGCGCTAGCTGCCGCTGCACCTAAAATTCCAAACTTTGCACCTAAACCGCCTAAAGCTGTGGTGGCTTTGCCCGCCGCTAAAGTAAGTGCGCCAAGGGCTCCTCGTTGTCCTATACCTTGTACGGCTGTGCCGATATCTTTTACACTTTTTTGAAAATTAGTTGCATCTAACTTGAACGCTGCATCGCTTAATTTATTTAAGCGCTGCTGCAGCTTCGATATCTCCGATTCAGCCTGCTTGGTATCGGCACTTACTCTGATTTTGGCGTCGTAATCGGCCACCGCACCATTACCTGTCGTACAGCCAGTCTACGCAACAAAAAAGCCGCCGGGTTAGCGGCGGCGTTTGGCCTTCTCCATTGCTTTTTCCTGGTCCTCATTCAGGATCTGGAAATAGGCGCTCCAGCCGAGTAATTCCTCGGCGGTCATGGTGGTGCGAACTTCGGTAAGAGTCAGACCCAGCTCCTTGGCGACGCCAAACTGGAGCATGAGCCAGTTGTCTTTGCGGAGTTCGGCGCTCAGGCTTTTGGGTCGATGGGCTCGGCGTCGTCGGTCAAAATTGCCAGCATCAAGGCTTGAAGATCCTTGTCCTTGACTTCGTTCTTCAGCACATCCACTTCACCAGCGCTAAAAAGCTTGGCGCCGGACTCGTCCAGTGCTTTGGCGATAAGCAGTTGGAGGGCGAAGGCGTTGGCGTCGTCGGATTTGGCTTGCTTCTGGGCGCGTTCGCGCTCGGCCATCGTCAGCGGTGCCACCCACATTTCAAATGTGCTGCCGTCAGACAGCTCTACTACTTTTTTGACGGGCTCCAGGTTGGCGGCCTTGCGGAGACGGTCGATTGCGCGTACAGGAACCGGCATACAAATGCTTTGGGTATGCGATTAGTGTAGCGGAGTAGAAATGAAAAACCCCGGCTTGTGGGCCGGGGTGCTGAACCTACTGCTCCAGCAGACTATCAGGCAGAAGTAGCGAAGTCGAAGCTGGGGGTGCCGGAAGGACGGAAGGTCACAGTCACGGACTGGGCGTCGTCGGGGTTGACGTTCATGCTGGCCGAGATCAGCACAGCGTCGAACGAGATCGAGCGGCTCAGACTTTCGCTAAGTGCACCACCAGTGAACACAGCGTCGGTGTACAGCTTGAAGGCGGCACCGGTTTGCTGGCGCTGCAGCACGTCCTGCACCATCCGGTTGGACAGCGAGGCTTCCTCGTTGGTCATGTAGACCGTGGCGGTGCCGTTGCCGTCGCCGAAGCCGCTGATGTAGCTGCGGAAAGGCACGTACTGGCCGAGGTTTTGACCGATGGTGGTTACGTCGATCTCAGCACGGGTGATCTCGAAGCTCCAGTCGCGGACTTGGCCGACGGCGGCAAAATCGGCGTAAGCAACCTGGAACTCGTTGGGGAAAGCAGCAGTGCCATCATCGGTGATGGTAATGCTGACGCCGCCTTGGGTGGCGGAGACTTTCAACACACCGGTTGAAGGTGTGTAGGCAATCACGTAGTAGGTGGTGCCGGCAGTGATACCTGCAGGTAGGGTGCCGGTGCCGGTGCCGCCGGTCTGGCTGTTGATCACGCTGAACTTGACGGGATCGCCGACTTTGAAGTTCAACAGCGGGGCAACGGTGATTTCGTTGTTAGCAACAGATACGTTGCTTTCGCCGAAGCTGCCGGTCGTGCCGGCGGGTTTGTAGTAGAGCGCGCCGGACGTGCCGGACAGAACGGTGGTGGCCATAGGGCGTACCAAGTAGCGGTTTTCTGGGCGGGCACTGCCCGGCTTAATACAGGTTAGCGCCTGTAACTAAGCATTACCTACGACAACACAGTTGCAACGTAGGACGTATCAATCCGCCCCACAAAATGGGGCGCCTCTTCGGTAGAAGAAAATGTCGGACCGTTAATCTCGCCTACGCGGAAAAATACGCCACTGTTTGTCTTGGCGGTGTTATTCAGTGTTTCCAGTACGTTTACTGCTGTGGTTAGAAGCGTTTGGTTGCGGGCGGGGCCGCGTCCTTTTTCCGTGAAAACACGGATGACAACCGCTCCACGAGCGTTGTCCACACTGCTGGTAAGCGTGGGTTCGTTGGTAATACCGAAAGTAACATTGACGCGAACGTACTCAGTTGTGGTGTTTGGTGGGACGGCTGTGATGTTGTCGAAATAAACAGGGACAGGCGGTGTAAGGCCGTTAAAAGCCGTTAAAAGCGGATTTTCGACTGCAGCGCGGATAGCTTGATAGTTCATTAGCCGAATCCTGTGCCGGGGGCATTGCCGCCTTTAGGACCTTGGCGGAAACCTATTGTTACCCCGTTGGCTAAATCGCGCCGCATTGCACCGCCACTTGTGTAAGTAACGTACCAGTCAAGAGGTGCTGTACTGACTGAAAAGCCCTCGCCGCTGGATACCTGACCTCGAATAGAGCCTGTCCTTTTACCGACGGAAACTGGATCTTTTACAGGCTCTTTAATGTTTCCGCTTGAATCGTACTGTGTACGAAAACGTCCCTCCTCTAAATCAAGAGCTTGGGCTGCATAGCTCGCGCCATTGACTATTTCGTAATACGTTCCGGTGCGAAACTTTACCTTGGGTACGTTGCGTAAGTCGTACTTATATACATTATTTCCGTTTGAACGAGGGCCTCCAGGTTCTTGCCCTGGTTCTACTGCGTACCAAGCAGAAGAAAATTGACCAGAATACGCAGGCCCTTTTTGCGCCAGAGTGTTCATAATTTCCACTGCAGACTGTCTAGCAGAATTGCTAACTAGCTCCTTTACGTCATTAATCAGGTTTTTGAAATCTCTTGCCATCACTGGGGCCTCACGATTAGGGAGTGGTAGACAGGATTGTCGCCGCGATAGGTGGTAATGGAGATGATTTTGGCTTCGCGGGTTGCTCCAGCCTGTTGGTACTGCACGCGGTCGGCTTCAGTTGGGTAATAAGTTCCAAGCTCGTCGGTGCCGATGATGATTTTGAGGTCTGTTGTCTGATACAGACCTTCGGATTCGCGGGGATTGACGCGGGTTATCACCGCTTTGACCGTGACGTTTGTGTCGGTCCCAGTGACTGCTCCAGTCGTTGGGTTGTAGGTGCGGGGGGTGCTGGTTTTGATGTAAGTGATGTTTTGGCCCCATTCCTTCATCAAGGAGGTTGGGATTGGGGCGAAAGTCGTGTCGATGCGTCCCATATCAGCCTCGGAATAGGCGGACGGCGTAATTTGTGGCGCCACCGATGCAGTAAGGGCCTAGGTAGCTCTGGAGCCAGGGGTAAACGTCGAAGACGTTGTTGATTACGCCTGGGGTCATGGAGCTGGACTTATAGCGGACCTTTAGTTCGCCAAGCTCCACTTGGTCGTAGATGCCGGTGGTGCCAGTGCTACCTGTGATGGCGTCGGTGTCGTTGGCGAGGGCTCGTGCCAGTTCGTAGGTGGCGACTTCGATGCCGAATGGGATCAGCGTGCAGGCAAGCTCGATGCCATCAACCTCGTATTCCTTACGCGGCCATTTCAGTGCTTGCGTCTCGCTGCAGCGTTTGCCGTAAAAGCTCAGTACGTCGATCCAGCGGGTGGCGCTGATAAGGGCCCGGTTCTTTTGGTCGGTGGTTTTGCCCACCCAATCCGTGGAGTCTGGGACGGTCTCGAAATAGGCGTCGGCGTCTGCCAGCGTCACATACGAGTTGGCCGAAGCCCCACCCAAAGTGGCGTCGATGACAGCGGCCACGGTCAATACATCCTTTGTTTGAGTCTAGCGCCAGTGCGAGATTTCCTCTGTTTGGCGGGTTCTTGCAGCACCATTGAGTGGTAAACCTTGGCGCCAAACATTTCCAGTTCGGCTTGGGCTTCTAGGTGTTGGCCGTACTGAACGTCAACAAAACTGCGACAGTTATCCTGTAGTACGAAGAGACGCACTGTACTCATGCCTGCTCGCAAAGCTGCTGACAGCCTAGAAGTAAAGGAGAAGGAAGCACCGTCGGCGCTGCCTGGTAACACCGTTCGCTCACTTGCCCCAGTTGCTGAGGCTATTCGTGAGATGTTCGCTGCTGGTAAAGACGCAGAAACTATCCAGCAGGAGCTAGCGGTTAGCCCGCACGTGTTTCGTGAACTGCTCAGCCACTCCTATAAACTGGTAGGTCGTGCTCCAGAGATTTTTGAGTATCAGGAGCGGATTCGGATTGGTGAGATTGAAGGCTGATTAGCCATAAGAAAAGGCCCCCGGTAGTGGGGGCCTTTTTGATGCTGTACTGATGGATCAGTAAGCGGTGGTATCGAACGGGGTGTTGACCAGCAGGCGGCACAGGGGCACTTGCTTGGCAGCGCTGTAGACCAGGCTCCAAGAAGCAGTGTCGGCCAGGTTGCCGGTGGTGCCAGCGTTGGTGGGGTTGTCACCAGCCACGTTCCACTTGGTGCCGGTCACGTGATAACCGTAGTGGTAATCAACGGCCAGGATGTCCTGCATGGACAGGATGTTCCGGTCTGCAGCAAGGCGAAGATCCTGCTGGATACCTTCGGAAACGACGCCGCTCTGGAACAGATAGACCGGATACTTCACCACGTGGGTGGAAGTACCGCCGGTCAGGTAGGTCAGCTGGTCGTCGATGACGACGCGCATACCAGCAAAGAAGGGCACTTCGGCTTGGGTCACGCCCACGCCACCGCCGCCCCACACCACAGCGCCAGCAGCGGCCAGAGCAGAGGTGCTGAAAGTCAGCATCCCGACCTGCTGCAGGTAGTACGCCACGTTGGAGTGCATGGCGATGGTGTCGAGGTTGTCGCCTCGCTCGCCCAGCTTGGCCTTGGCGGCCACCACGTTGGCGACGTTCAGGAAGTTGGCCTCGGTCATCGAACCGGGCACACCAGCAAACGTTTTGTTGGTCTGGTTAGCGCCAAGCACGCCGGCGCCGCTGATGCCGCCGAACAGGCCGGTCAGATGTGCAACCAAGGTTGCAGTCTTCAGCTTGTTGATGGCAGCGGTCAGCTGGTTGCGAACATGGCTGAGGGGATCGGCGCCAGAACCCAGCTTGCTGAGGTCGTCGGCGGCGTATGCGAAACCGCGATGCAGAATCGTCATAATCTGCTCGTCGGCAGTGACGTTCTGGGCGGTCAGATAACCCAGGCCACCGTTCCAGCCGGAGGTGGACAGGATTTGGGTCTCGCTAGGAGCGATGGGGTCGAAGAAAGGCACGCGCACGCGGGTGCCGCCAGCACGGGCATCAAGCGCAGCGTTGCGCTGGATAATGCCGCTCTGGATCCACTTCGATTGCTCGAAGATGCCCTCAGCGGTGTACTGAAGAAACTCGGGACGAGTTACAAGGTTCGAGAGAAAAGTTCCCCCGAAGTTGCTATTAGAAGCAGACATTGGGTAGCTCCAGTGGAGTCATGGTTGGGGTGGCGCCCCACAGGGGCTAGTTGATTCCCGCTTCAGCTTTCAACAACCGGGCTTTGTCGGGGTCGCTGGCAAGCATCATCATCTGTTGGGTGATGTTCCAGCTGTCCTTAGACCAGGGGTTGGCTTGGCCGGGAAGGGAGGTGGTACGGGCACTACCCGTTACACCCATGCCGGCGCGGTTTGTGGCGGCAAAATGATGCTCGTAACCGCTGCCGGGATTTTTTAAGTTGGCGATATACTCACCAACTGGAACTTCGACACCTCCAACAACAGCCACAGGCTGTCCATCTTTGGCACGTAAGTTCTCCTGAAGTAAACGATACAGCTGATCAGGTGCCAGTGCACCGGCCTGGGATAGCTGGGCGATGGCAGCTGATTTCACTTGCTCTTGTGTAAATCCTTGGCGGATTTGTTCGACTTCTGATTCTTTTGCCGCAAGTTGTTGCTTGAGTTCCGCAACTGTTTCTTGCGCTTGCTCCCAGAGAGTTTTGAACTCTCCGGATTCGGCAAGTTTTGCGGTTTTGGCTGATTCCTGCGCTAACCGCAGTTCTTCAACCTGTTTTTGTAGGGTCTCGCGGTTTTCGCGGTCCTTGCGGCGCTCAGAAATCAGTTCTTGGTTCTTCGCACGTAGCGCTTCGAGTTGTGCGGCCAGATCAAAGCTTTCAGCCACAGGCTGAGTGGCAACAGACTCCACAGGAGTTTCTGCTGCTTGCTGTTCTTCAGGCACGGTTGTGTATTACATGGACATTATTAGTTTACAACAGAAGATTCAGTAGGTTCCTCCGTCCATGACTGCCGTTGGAGACAGTGAAATAACGTTGTCTTCGATCACGATGTTTGTGCCGGCCACCATTACCGCGTCATCACCGGGATCGCCTTTCGGAATGGTGAAGTTGAAAATGGCGGCACTGCTCGTACCAGTGTTAGTGACGACGACATTGCTGCCGGCTGCGCCAGTCGTTACGGCACCGATTGTGATGCTGGCGGAATTGCCGGCTACGCCTTGGGGACCTTGGGGTCCAGTCGGTCCTGTTTCGCCCTGAATACCTTGGGGGCCGGTTTCGCCTTGGATGCCCTGCTCACCTTGGATTCCTTGCTCGCCTTGGATGCCTTGCGGCCCTTCCGGGCCGGCAGGTCCGGTTTCGCCCTGTGAACCCGTTAAACCTTGGATACCCTGCTGGCCTTGTGGGCCTTGGGCACCTTGCGGTCCCGTAGCCCCGGTGGCCCCAGTTGCTCCACGGGGTATTACAAAGTTGAAAACTGCGTCGGATGCTGTGCCGACGTTGGTGACTGTTGCGTCGGTGCCAGGTTCGCCGGTGCTTGTGGTGCCAACAGCGATGGTTGCTGCTTCGCCGCTACCGCCGCCACTTCCTGGCAAAGACGCGCCAACCGTGAGGCCGCTTAGCTGGGTTTTGGTGGCAAGTTCGATGCCCTCGCCCCAGTTGCCGTCGGCTTTGGGGCCGTAAAGCGTTAATGGGTCGAGACTGATGTACCAGTCGCCGTCGGTGCCGAGTGTGGCGCGGGGGGCGCCATCGCCTGAGTGGATTGTGTTAAGCCCGTCAACACGTTGCGTTAGACGCACCAGTGCGGTGATCTGCGCAAGTGTTAGTTGCTCGGTTTGGGTGGCCATCAGCGGGACAGTAACTCAATAAGGCGGTCCACGCGGTCTGGTGTCATGTCAGTTTCGGAGTCACCGTTTTCTTCTGGTGTTTCAGCCTCTTCAACCAAGTCGGGGGTTTCCATTGAGATGGCCTCAAGCTCGTCCTCTATCTTCACGTTGTCGGGCAAAATTTCGCCGCGCTGCAGGATTTCCAGCAGCATGGCGTCGCTGATCTTGCCCATCTGGTTGAGTTGTGCCAGCACCGATACGTCTTGGCCGATCAGGCGGTAGTAGTCAAAATCGCGGTCAATCGTAATTTCGGGGGGTTCCATGCCCACGTACTGGGCGGCAAACGCAAAAGCTTGGTTGAGGGCGCTTTCCAGTTCTTGGCTGATGATCGAGAGCACGCTGTTGCTCTGGGCTTGGTCGATGCGCTTGGCCTCGGCGGACTCGGCAACAAATTTCTGGCCAAATAGTTTGGTCACGCCAAGCGTGGACATTTGCGCTTCCAGCGATTGCAGTTCTTGCATTTGCGCGTCGAAGCTGGTGGCGTCCGCCTGTACGTAATACGCCTTATTGCCGGGTTGCATGGCGATGGCGTAGTTCACGCCCATCGTTGCCGAACCAGTCGTGTCGTCCCAGCCCTCAAGGACGAGGGTGGGCATTGCCGCAATGTGGAGGGCGTGGATAAGGTCGGCTTGGCGTTGGTAATGAGTGATATTCAGGTTGGCAATGTCCAGCAGTGGGGGCTGAGACACCAGCAGGCCACGGCGGTTGCTATAGATCGGGACCAAGGGGATTTCTTCCAAGCTGTAGTCGCCGGTGGCGGTGAACTCAACCAGTTCTTGGCCCAGCGTGTAAAGGTCGTAGCGGCCTGGGTAGATCACCCGCATTTCTTCGACCTGTTCTTCGCCAAACTCGTTCATTGGGCGCACGTCGTAATCGTGGATGCGCACCTGCAGCAAACGGTTGGTGCCAGATTCCTTGCGCCAGCCCCAGATCTGGGGGGCATCAACGTGCACGAAGTACGGGCGGCGGCCCATCGCACGCTCCTCCGCCAAATTCAACGCTTCGGTGGCAGCCGGATAATCCACCAAAATTGCGCTGTGGCCGTAGGTAAGACTGCTTACCAGTGCGCGGCGGGCGTATTCGTTGATGTTTGAGCCCAAGCCGTCGATGTTATTTGCAAGCTCCAGCCAATAGGGGTCGCCTTCGATGTGGATCGGCTTGCGCAGGATTGCGCCAGCTGCGGTTTCGATTAGGCGGCTTGTGTATGGGCTGAGGACGCTGCGGTCAACGCGGGTTTGGTAAGCGTCGTCGTCTTCACGGGGTTCCTGTGGCAGATAGGTCTCGCACAGGTCGCGGATGTAGTTCGTGCCGCGGGTTACAGCGGCCATCACGCCCCAGTCCGGCATCATGCCGATGACTTCCAAGCTGCGGACAAACGGCGATTCGCTGACTACAGCTCCAGTCGGCGGGATATTGGCGCTGTAGACCACGGCTAGGCTCCTACTTTGTACCTATTTTGGCACTTAATCTTCGTCGTCTTCCTCGTCGTCAGGGTCCGCAATAGGCACCAGCACTTCGATGCCTTGCGTCAGCATCGTTACGAAGCCACCGATTATTTCTGGGTTTTGAGGTGTTTTGAATACAAATGTGGCGTGGGTTAGGCCGTCTTCAGCATCAATTTCGATGTGAACACAGCCTCCGTTTACTGTTTGAATTGCCATTAGCCGTGATAAGCGACTGCGATGTGGGGTACGACGGTGGGCGTACCAGAGCTGATGGAAGCGATACGCATACGAATTTTGGCGGCGGGTTTGCCGTCATAGAAGTAGACGTATTGGCCGTTGGAATTAATAGTTTTGCCGTTGTCGATGGTGAACCAGTTGCCGTTGCCGTTGAAGCTGCATTCCAGGGATAGTTGGAAGTTGGCGCCGCCGGTGACGGTTGCTGCGAAGGTGTAGCTGGAAGACTGGGCAGGCACTTCCATCCAGTCGTCAACGGCAGTCATGTTGCCGCCAGTGAACTCCACGATGTTGGTGAAATGGTCTTTGGCAGTGATAGCGACGGCAGCCATGATTTGTTTCCTGGTTATTTGCGACCTTTAGGTCGCTTGGCGGTTTTGGCGGCTGCTTTGAAGGCAGCGGCGGTTGGAGCACCCTTAGTGCCAGGCTTGCGCATCTTTTCGCCGCTGCCGGCTGCGATGCGCTTGCGTTTCGCAGCGATATTGCTGTAAAGGCCGCGTTTTGACATTATTTCTTACCTTTTTTGCGCTTCATGCCGGCCTCGCTCATCGCAATGGCGATGGCTTGCTTGCGGCTGGTTACTTTTTTGCCTGAGCCAGACTTAAGTGCGCCAGATTTATACTCTGACATCACTTTTTCGACCTTTTTTTGGCCTTTCGTTGGTTTTTTGGCGGCCATTGGCTAAATAACCGGACTTACCACACACGATAGTTGGTCTTGCCCAAGCTTTCTGGCTTGGCCAAGTTAAAGGTTTGCAGGCAGAGGTAGCCCAAAGCGTCAAATGCGTGGTCCACGCCCAAGTTTTTGTTGGGGAGACCCGTTCCAGGGGAATAGGTCAGGGTGCGTAAGGACTTGATAAGTTCTTTGCACTTGGGGTGGATGAACAGGCGGCGGGTTCCAGATGCGTCGAGCAGGGCGGTGTTGACGCAGGTGATCTTGTCGCGGATTTTCCAGGGGTTGCGGGGGCTCGAAACTGTGAAGCCGCTCTTGCGGAGGATGTTGTGGTCGGTGGCGCCGACGCCGCTGGTTTTGCGGGCGCCACCAGTGGGGTCTGGGCAGGCAATAATTCGGCGCTCCACGCCGTAGCGGGATTGGATTTCTTCGCATAAATCCCAGGTGGTGGCGCCACCCGTCATGATGATTTCGTCGAATACCCAGAGCACATCGCCTTTTTTGACCGCGCATACCGCGCTCATTGGGTCCACGTTGAAGTCCACCCCAAGCAGTAGGGGTAGAACGGGGAGATCTTGCACCCCCTTGTCGATGTTGTCGTCCGAAAATGAGACGGCAACGAGACCGCTGAGATTCTCGAAGCTGGCCTCGAACTCTTGGCGGAAGGTGCGAGGGTCCAGTTGGCTGCGGGCGGCTTCGATTTCTTCTGGTGGGACGTTATCGCCGTCAATCGTCGTAAATTGCCACCGCTGCCAGTCCTTGTCGCCCTCCTCGCAATAGCACCAGAGGTCGTAAAACCAGCTGGCTGTGCCATCCGGGGTGGAAATGAATAGTGCCCAGCCCTGTTTGTCGGCGAGCGCCGGGCGGATCACCTCGAACCAGACTTCCGCGTCCATAAACGCGGCTTCGTCCAGCACCACGCCGGCCAAGCTGCGGCCTCGGAGGGCCATTGCGTTTTCAGTGCCCTTCAGTTCGATGGTTGAGCCGTTCACCAGCTCGATCTTCAAGTCCGTTTCGTTCTTCGATTTGATCCAGGCTTTCGGGACTAGGCGTTTCATTACCTTCCAGGCAATGTCTTTCGCCATCCGGTATGTAGGGGCGGCATAAAAGAAGGTTTCGCCCGGCCTTTCTATCGCCCCACGCAATAACTCGATACATGACAGGTAACTTTTGCCGAATCGCCGGCCAGCTACCAATACTCTGAAGCGTTTTCGGCTGGAGAAAACTTCGCCTTGCGCGTAGCGGAGGGTGAGTGCTCCAGCAGAATCGGGCATATTTTTGTAGATGGGTACTTTCTAGGGTATTACAGGAATCGAACCCCTGCCCCGGTGTAGTACAGAAGAAGAAATTGAGGATATGTCAGTAGGTTCCCTGGGACCCGACCCACGCGGGGCAAGGCTTAACCCTACCCCCGTAGTGCATTTGTACTAACCCTCAGCGGCCTAGCACGACCAGGCGGCACTCGGCGGCGGGTCGGCCGGAAGCCTCGCAGCGTTCCAGCCGTTGGCTGTTGTCGGCGCCCATGGCCAGGATGCCAGTCACAGTCAGCAGCATCGCGCAGCCGTAGCCAAGGTCAGAAAGAGAGAAGCGGTTGAGCATGGGAGTCTTGGTGTGACTAGCCCCCATTGTATCACAAAAGCGCCGGCTGCCTAGCCCTGGCGCTTGTCTTCGACCGTGATATTGAGCGTAGGTGCAGCGGCTGCCTGAGCTTCCGGTGCGACCTCACCAACGACCGCGCCAAGGTCGCGCATCAGCAGCTGAGCGCTTCCGATCTGGCCCTTCCGGATAGCTACGTCGATAGCACGTAGGCGCATTCCCTGAAGACGTGAAACTATCGACTCCCTATCCTTCTGCCAATCCTGTTCGTTCCACTGTTTAACCGCGTCCCAATCGCGCCAAGCTGTAACTTCGCCGATACCTTCACGATCAGCATGATCTAGAACTAGCTGCCGAACGGTCAAACCCGTTAGCTGGCGTTTGTACAAACGTTTGCGGCGTTCTTCTATAACTGCGTCGGGGTTGCGCTTACCGAACGGCCGAGAGTATTTCTTCTCACCTTCCGCCGATACTTCCGGCGCTTCGTTGTTAGCTTCCGGATTGTCGGACATTGTTAAGATCGCAGCCATTTGGTTCAATCTTAAGCTGTAACCTTGCAAGCGGCCGCAGACCGCGCAGCAAAAAGCCCGGCGCTAAGGCCGGGCCGTTGATCGGTGGGAGCGCCAGTCAGTAAGACGGCAAGACAAAAGCAACGGTGCACGAGCCGACCGGGCGAAGCTCGAATCCCTCGCCGTGCTCGAACGTTCGGCAGCGGCAACCTGTCAGTCCCAGTGCAGCCTTGGCAGTCGTTACGATCTGGCGCCGGCTGGCATCCTGTGGAAGTGCCAGCTGAGCGCGTCGCACCCAGCTGTAGTTAGCCTCGCCGCCGAACGTATCGGTCAGCTCCACATCCCAAACGGTCAGAGTAGAAAGCATGATTCAGAAAGCGGCGGGATCAGCAGCACGACGGGTGATGGAGTGCACAGCCAGTGCGCCAGCTAGCCATTGCTTAGCCTCGCTAGCAGTCAGGCAGCAGGCATGTTCCCATGCTGCTGTGCTCCCGGCGACGGTCTGACGGATCGCGTAGCCAGTGCCGCTGTGCTGAACCCAGATCTCGGCGCTGTGGCGCTCGGATAGTGCTAGTGCCAGCTCGTCAAGCTGTGCTCGTGTGGTGCGTGTCATGGTGTGAGCCTTGGTTGGGGTTCTCGTGTGTGAGTGTAGAGCCGGAAGCGGCCAGCCGTCAAGCGTTGCAGGCTAGGTAAACGCGGCCGTCATCTCCAACGTAGGCGCCAATCTCGCCCTGTTGCACCGCTAGCGATTCCAGCGCTAGGCAGCAGTCACGCTCGGGGCCATCGTTCCAGCGGTCGGCCATGCTGACACCGTGACCGTCACGCGCCAACACGTAGGAATGTTCCACACGGTCGGCGCCTAGCAGATCCTCTAGCGCCAGTTCGCCTAAGCCGTGACTGATCATTACGTCATCGGCAAGATCGCACCAGCTGTAGAACTGCGTGTTCAGCGCTTCCATGTCCTCTCTCCAGGCTGCGGACATGTCGTGGTGGCGTTCCAAGGGTTCGCCGTCGTTATCGGTGCTGGCCCACAGGATCGTTTCCCATAGGGCGGCGTCGACCATAGAGGGACGCCAGCCGGCAAATTCTGCGGGGTGAGTGGTGCGGTTCTTCATGGTGCCTAGGTTTGGCTGTTGGTACTGTACCACATCAGGCGTAGGGTTCCAGTCCTAGCCAGGTGCGGACGCGATTGATGCGGGCGTAGGTGGCTGCGGTGCCGTAACGCTTCCAGTAGGCAGCCTGATCAGTGCCAAGGCTGCTGTAACGCGGGGCTGCCCATTGGAACAATGCCAGGGCTTGCTGCCGTTCCAGACCGCGCAGTTGCGTGGTTGCCTGATTCCAGTCGAAACCTAGGAAGCGCTCGGGACGGAGGCGGGGCTTTTGGTATGCCATGGTGTGGCTTGCTGGTTTGCTCCCATACAGTACCACATAAGCGCCAGCTGCCAAGGGTTGCGACCCGTGCTACTGTCGCAGGGTATCCCCAACCCATAGGGAACCATGACGACACAATCACGCAGCCTCCGGTTCGCTGATCAGCTCAGCGCCAGTCCTTACGCTTGGCCTGGCGGTTATCCGCTATTCGGCGTGTTTCACGATGGCGGCGCCTGCTGCCACAAGTGCGCCAGCGCTGAGCGCGAGAGCATCGCCACCACTACCGGCACCGATGGCTGGGGCCTGGTGGCTGTTGAGGCTAATTGGGAGGATCCGGAGCTTTTCTGTGACTGCTGCGGCGCTCGCATTGAGTCGGCCTACGTGGAGCCCCAGGAATGACGGGAGGAGAGTGGACAACCAAGGGGCGCCAGCGCGAGAGCCGAGAGGCGGAACGCGAACAGTTGCGACTTGAGAAGCGCCACCTGCGCGACCTGCGCTGGGCGGTTGAACGTTCCAGCATTGAGGCTACGGACTGGGCTGATTTGCTGGCTCTGCAGGCAGCCCACGGCAAGGAAGGCCCGCTGCAGCTATGGCGGGAGCTTGTGCCGTACTGGCGGGCGTGCCAGCGCTGCAACGGCGGAGCTGACATCCCCGCCGAGCTTTTTCCACAAGCTGCGGGACTTTTTCCGCGCACACCGGAACCACCTAAGGCGCCAGCCACTAGGACTAAGGCAACAACGGGTGCCCCACGTAAGACGCGAAGCGATGCCGGCAAAGCTCAGCCATCCCGTAAGGTGCGGACATCAGCCAACCCGTAACGTTCCACCGCTTGCCAGTAGGCTGCCACCGCGTCCGCTTGGGTGCGGTGGTATCCCAGCCACTTGACCTTACCATTGATGCGGATTTGAGCCTGCCATCGCTGCTTACGTTCCACCCAGGTACCGCCAAAGTTGCCCCGGTTACTGTGACATGACGGCCTGGTAAGGAGGTTGTCCGGCCTGAGGTGGTTCCAGCCACGCTCAGGCAACCATTGTACCAGCGGATCTCACTCTGAGACACACTTGAGATCCGCAAGTATTGGGTGAATGGATGTTCCAGGCAATACTTGGATTGTCAATAAACGGGATTTATTGAGATTATGAATGACGGATAATTACGCTTCACGTTGAAGCGAGGACTGGAGTTGGTCGAAGTAAAGCTCCACCCTGGCCATGAATGCGTTTTCAGCCTCGTCTAGTTCGGCTCGCGTCATGTAGTGAATGTTCGGGGCACCGCAGCGGCGTGCCAGCACGATGGCTGCTCCAGTTGGTTTGAGGCCGGTGAGGTGGGTGAGGCCCAGTGAATAGGCCCCGCACTGGTCGATGTAGGAATGTCCGGGTGGTAGGCGTTCCAGTCCGTCATCATCAGTCTTGGTTTTGCGGCCCACGCTGGTTTTCCAGTCCGCTAGTACCAGCTCGTTATTTTTGAGCCCAATCAGGGCGTCACAGGTTCCAGCAAAGCCTGCTGGGTGGTGAATGGAAAATTCGCTGGCAAAAATCTCGGTGACGTTTTCGGCGATCCAGTCGGACAATCCGCGGGCGTAACCTGAGGCGCTCCAGCCGACTCGGGGAACATTCGGGCGGACTCGTTTTAGTGCCCATTGCGTGATGGGAACCGGGATGCGTGCCAGGCCTTGTTCGTCCCAGCGGATTGAGTTGCGCTTGTTGGCGGTGGAGCGTGCCAGCTGTTGGGCGGTTTTGAGTAGGTATTCAGCTTGTGAATGGGCCATGTTGCCCCTGGTGGCTGCAACATTCCGTTGGCAGCTTGCTTCGACCGGTCCCAGGCGGGCTTCCCAGCGCTCCAGTCCGGTTTTGTCGCTTGTTTCCTTCAGGATGTGTGTAACACTATGGTAAATGTTGCCGTTAATGTCTCGGTAGACCCGGAAGGGGCCAGAGTTGTCTTGTTCCAGTCTCCATTTACGCAGTGATGCCAGTGTGTCTTGCGTATTGGAGGCCATTTGAATAGTTTTTCCCATAGCTACATTACCCTGTCAAGCTCGGTTTGACAATAAAAAGCCCCCGGTTAAAGGGGCTAAGTGAATCAGATTTTGCAGCTCATCCAATCGCCGCAGCCCGCAACAGCCGCAACCACTGGCCATTGGGTAGCTTCTAATTGCGGATTAAACCCAGTAGGTCTCGGAGCGTACCTGCGGCAATACCCGTATTCCCGGACAACCACGCCATCATCATCTTTGAAGCCCCAGCCCCAACGGCATGTTGAGCACCTAATGGTTTCAGTCATCAGGCGGCCTTAAAGGGGTTTCCGCCGCTCAGCAGGCGGGTGAGGTCGAAACCTTCGGATTTGGCCTCGATCCAGGCGGCGTCGATGTGCTCTTGGCTGCCTTTCTTGCGGGGTACTGGGCGCACGGTGTACTCAGTGAGCAGGCCGCTGCCTTTTTTGCTGATCGTGAAGTCCCACTCCAGCAGGTTGGAGTAATCCTCCATCTGGGAGATCTGGTCGATCTCTTTCAGGATGGACTTTTGGGTGATTTGCAGGACTTGGACTTTGCCGGACTCGTAGTTGTAGACGGGGCAGGCGATGGCGAATTTGGTGTCTGCGGTGCCGGGGCCGCCGCGTCCTTCGCGGGGCTCGAACTCGCCCATTTCGGCAACCACGTCCTCATAGGTGGGCTCGAAGTCGAAGCGGAAGGGCTTGTTGGTTCCGTTGGCGGCACCCCAGGCTTCGTAGAACTCCAGAGGTTCGTCAGTGAGTAAAGCGAAGCGGACGGATCCTCCATCGGGAAGCTTGCTCAGGCTGAGGTAACCACCGCCGGTGCTGTTGCCGGTAACGGCTGCGGATGCGGATTTTGAAAGGAAAGCCATGTTTTTAGGTGTTTTGTGTGGTCGGCAGGGGTGCCAACGTCTTACACAGTAACACGGTATTGACCCAGTGGCTACCATGAGAAAACGGCCCTACAGCGGGAGCTGCGGGGCCGTGATGAACATTCTCATGTGAGAGTCTAACATGTCGCAAGGTAAGACGCAGGACCTGCTGGCTTTTGTACGCCAGCTGCCTGTGGGAATGGCGTATGCACCGATTTACGCCAAGGATCAGGCGATCCAGTCCGGGAAAATCTCGAAAGGCAAGACGCCGCTAGAGCGCAGCCACCACCAGGTGATGGCGCCGTCGGATGTGGCACTACAGATCGAGCGCAAGCCTGAGGTGTTCCAGGCAGTCGGTGTATTCACCGGCGGTCGCAGCATGGGACTCGTGATTCTCGATGTGGATCGGAATCTCAGTCGTCTCAAGAAAAAGTGGGGTGAGTCGCTGGAGGGTGCTCCAGTTATCACCTCGACCAAGGCCAATGCGGCGAAATACCTGTTCCGCGTTCCAGAGGCCCTGTGGGGCTCGGTGAAGGGTTTTGGCCTGTCAGATACCGGAGCGGGCTACGAGGTGCTCTGGGGCCGTCAGGGCGTCATCTACGGGGCTTATCCGGGCTCCAGTGATGGGAAGGCACCAGAAGGGCAATACGGCTTTGAAGGCGACTTGGAGGCGATTCCTGACGCCCCTGAGTGGTTGCTGGCTGAGATGCGTGATCACGCCGGTAAGGAGATCCAGGACGGCGGCTTCATTAAGAACCGAAAGGCGCTGGACTTTTCGGATCGGGATCCAGCTGAGGTGGCTGAGATCATTCAGTCGGCGCTGAAGGTGATTCCGGGGCAGGGCAATGGCAGCCGGGATCATTGGGTCAAGGTGGGGATGGCGATCCACTCGGAGTTGCCAACTGACCTTGGTTTGACGCTTTGGTCCGCTTGGTCGGCGGAAGACCCTGAATTTTCACAGGATTGGGCAGACGGCAATCCATGCGAGGAGGTTTGGAAGTCCTTTCGCAAAGGGCCAGTCAGCCTCGGAACCCTCTTTTGGATGGCGGACCAGCAGCTTCCGGGCCGCATGTGGCTTTCGGAAGATTTGCGAAAGGTTGTTGAAACTGTTGAGGCGGATAACGTCACGCGGATTCGGCAGGTTGTCATCACCTACGCCGAAGTCATCAAGCGGGCGAAAGAGATTCAGCAGATTCAAAACCCCGCCGAAGCGGCGCACGCCATGAATGTTTTGGCGTTGGAAGCTGGTTATCGAGATGCTGGGGCGCTGGAGCGGTTGCTGATCGCTCAGATGCAGTTCGAGCAGCAAGATGACGAGATGGCGATGGAAAGCTTGCTCAACAAAGACCTGAAGTTTGAGTACCTGATCCCTGATCTGCTGCCTTGCCCAGGCACCGTGATGATTCACGGTGCTGGTGGTGATGGCAAATCCATGTCCGCTTGGACCATCGCCAAGCACGTGGCGCGTGGGATTCCGTTCTCAGTGCGGGGTGATCTTGTTCCAGTGCAAGCCGGGCCGGTTTTGATCCTTAACGGCGACCAGTCCGAAGTTCAGGTTCAGCAGCAGCTTCGTGATCTGGAGTTCCAGTCGTCGGATCCCGTGACGGTGGTGATGGGGTGGGACCTGAACTGGTACTACCGCTTCGTCAAGCTGATCGAGAAGCACAAGCCGAAGCTCGTGATCATCGATTCGATCACTGGCTGCAGCAGGGGTTCGGCATTCGACGAAAACAAAAAGGAGTTTGCGAGCCCGATCTACTGGCTGGCCAACAACAATGGGCGGCTTTTCCCGGCCTGCACCATCCTGCTGATCCACCACGCCAACAAGACCGGTGGATTCCGGGGCAGCACCGCCATCAGGGATGCCGTAGACGAGGTGTGGGGTCTTCGGCGGCCTGATCGAAATCAGGTTGAGCAGACCGGCTACAACGCTCGACTCATCACCGTCGAAAAATCCAGGGCTGGTCGTGATGGCTCCAAGCTTCTTATGAAGCTGGAGAACGACCTCACCTTCTCTCTGGCCGACTACATGGAGGTCGATACCGACAGCGCCGGGCCTGCATCGGTGGTGGATCGGGTGCTCCAGCGCGTTAGAGCCGTCTATCCGCGCTCTGTGAGCCGCTCTGACCTTGCTGCGGACCCTTTGTGCGGTGGAAGTGTCGCCGGCATCCGCAAGGCGCTCCAGCGTTTGATCTCGCGGGGGTTGATCGAAGTTGCTGAAAATCGCCCCAGTAAGGGGGGTGGTTCTCCTACTGCTTTTTATCGAGCAATTACCTCGCGTGAAAAGTCTATAAATGTGTGTCCCACTGGGGAAGAACACAGTCAGGGACTGGAAAGTACAGTGGGACAGCCCTTGGACGTGTCCCACTGCTCGGACGTAACTGGAGCAGAACCCAGCTCACAGTGGGACAACCCCTCGCCTTGTCCCACTGCTAGTCCCAGTGATACCAATGAATCTGCCCCAGTGGGACAGGTTTTGGATGTATCCCCAAAGGGGAATGAGCGATCTGCGGCTGAATTGGACCAGCTCATGCAGGAAGCCGCACGGATGTGGGACTGATGGGCCAGTTCATCCCGCCTAACTTTTTCCTAGGGCTCATGCGGGTTGTCGCGTGGGTGTTTTGGAGAGATCCTGTGAAACCGGAACCACCCCAGCCGAAACGCCCTAGGAAGCCCACCTTGGGCTACACCGTTGGTGACATTCCCTACGAGCTGCTTGCGGTGGTCCGGGTTTCTTGGTACCGCAAGGGCATGACCTACGAGGTGGAGGAGTACCAGATCCAGGAGTCCGACGACGCCCCGCAACAGTTCGCCTACATCGTTGGCACGGCTCTCCGCCAAGGCGCTGACGTATGCGTGCTGACCCAGTACGAACCAGCCGCGCTTGGCGTCCAAGAGTAGGCGATTGTGAAGAAACGCAACAGCTCGGCCTTGCGGTCGGGCTGTTTGTGTGCAACACTAAGGGCAAGCCCGCCCCGGCGAGCCCTCCATTACTGATTAACAATGTACGAACCATTCCAAGCCAAGGTCGCCAACACAGACCTAAGTCCTTGGTACTACGCCGTTGGCCACGCCAGGCACTCGCTCCAGCTGCAGATCATCCGTTACCAAGGGATGGGTCTAAACACCAACTACGAGGAAAAGCAGCTAGAGCGCTTGGTCGAGCTGGAGCAATTCCTGAAAATGTCGTGGGATCAGTGGATGGAGTCCCTGCTTCCCAGCGAAACTACCGAGGAGGTCAAATGAGCCAGGTGCAAAG